CTCATCAGCAAGAACGTTTCTGTGGGCTGCTTCCCAGTGGGCGAGAGTCTTGACTGATGTCTGCACGCCCTCAAACGTCATTGAGGATTGTGGCTTGAGGCCGAATACTGCGGTGCTCGCCGCGCCTGCCACGCCTGCCACGACAGCGCGCTCAGCGACTGACGCTGCATTGTTGGTGAATCCCGTCATGCGGAAGTACTCAATCACGGTTGAAGTCGTGGTGCGAACTGGGAACAGGTCGCGAACACGCTTCGTGCGCTTTGGAGGAACAACGATTGGGTCACGCGTAATTGTGCCAAAGCTGTTTGGGGGACCAGATGGCATTGCGGTGTAAACGTCCTTGACGTTATAGCCTCCACCAAGAGCACCCTTGAACTGGTACGGGGATGGCATGTTTGCACCATTGAGTCCGTTGTTCAAAGCCTTGAATTCAGCAGACGCAATAAATGCTTCGCCGACTGATGTCAATTGCTGTGTTGGAATTGAATAGCCAGCGGCAGCGGCGGCGGCGACTGACTGACCAGAAGCCTCCGAACCCCACTCCTTGACGCTGTTCATGGCTTCTAGTCCATCAATCAAGCCCTTGAGCTCCTTGATGTCTGTCATGTTTTTGTCAAATGATGCCTTCTGCTTTGCGTTGACGATTACGGTGCCGTTCTCAATTTTGAATGAGTCAGCGATTTCCTTATTGTCCGCCATCTTTGTGCGGAGTGCTCCTTGGAGCTCTTTGAGATTATCTTGCGACATGATTTTGTTCCTTAGTGTTTGGGATACGAATGTGAATGTCAGCTAAGGTAAGCACCCAACCGATGTATATTAAAAATAGCAGATGATTAAGTGCTTATAATGCAACTAATTAAAATCACCGTTTCTTGCGTTTTTTTAGTTCCTGGTTCACAATCGTGCGGATTGCCTGCCGTTCCCTGTTGACCTTGCCGCGCCGACCCAAAGCGGTAGTTCCGGCCCTCCGAGCAAGGTCGCTTGCATTGGTGCATGGGGTCCAAACGGTTTTGCCGGTTTTGGAAATGCGCCGACTGATGCCTATGCACCCAAGCTGTGATGCCCTTGTACGGGCGGAGTTTGGGTCAATAAACACATCGTTATCGTTGTCTCGCGGAGCCGTTGAAGGGACCATTATTTGCTTGCCGGCAACGCCACTAAGCCCGTAAAGTCCGCCACCAGGAAGGGTGCCGATACCAATCCCGCCACCAAAGCCACCACGCTCAGCAAGTTTGTCCCACCGTTTACCCTTTTTGGGCTTACGTTTTGCGCCACGTTTTTCGGCTTCTACGATTGCAGATTTGCCCTTAGCGCGAGCCAGTTTGTCGCGCTCCCTAAGTGCTCCAATCGTGTTCTCGCCGTACCACGAGTCTTGTTCGGCTCCGTTTGATATTTCTTCCATTTCTTCATGAGTTTTACACGGATGCCACTTCCCGTCCATTCGGTGTGCCCCGCTACACCCCATTTGTATAGCAATACGGAGAGCGTATGCCTGTTCTTCTTTATTCTTTTCCATTAGCGACCTCCGCGTACCTTTGATTCAATGTAAATATGGCGAAACAGTTCCTTCTGCTTAACTGCGAGTATCGGGTAAACCTTTGTCTCTATAATCTTTTTCCCGCTTTCAGCCTTCCTGCCTAATCGGCGCCTGCGTCTTTTTCTCGGTCTAATCAAGCTTCGCGCGACACCAAAAATAAATTCCCCTGGGTATTTTACCTCAGGGCTCCCCAGGACTTCGTAACTTGGCGACAATAACGACTTGATGCGACGCTCCAGCCTTCTTGAAGTGGAATTAATCTCGCCGAACGCGTCTGCAAACTGAACTTCTATTTCTTTTGTCATCGGGAGCGAAGCGGTTATGACCATACCGGTCGGTAGTAACAAACTCTTATGCTCAAAGCCGTTGGCATGCGCCGCCCACTTTTTGGAGTGGGCATTTATTCCATAAACCCGTTTAAACGAATCGCCTTCTAGGAGTATGCCGTATGGCTCGTCTCGCACAACATCAATGATTACCGAGTAGTTCATGTGGGACCTTCTAGTGCCGCGCGAATAGATGCACCCCTGTTGCTCAGCGTCTCAACTCTATTTGTGTAAAGTGTTTCAATCATATTAATGTGCAGTTTTTCGCCAGCCGAAAGACCCTGTGAAAATTGACGCTGTTTGTACTGTCTGGTATTGAATTTTTTTGCACGGGATAACATGGATGCCACGGCACGACGCATTGCTGCCTGACGGTCGGATTTCAGGGAACGATAATATGCGGAATACCGAGCAACGAGGATGCTGCCGAGCAGGGCATCAATACTCATTTGTTGTCGCTTTGTAATTTCCAGTTTACTCAAATCCATCAGTCCACCAGAAAGGTTCGTTGATGCCATCGGTACTATTCTGTCGCCAATCTGCATCGCCTCAACCGAGTCAACACCTCTGACGCGCTGGTCCGTGACTAAGTCGGCAACAAATAATTTAGCAACATCTTCTGGGCCGAAATCATCCCATCCCGAGTTGCGCCGGATTTTTGCACCTATTAACGCGCTTTCAACATCCTCTCGGAGATATTTTCGCTTGTCTCCCGTTCCCACTAAATACACATCCGGCGATTCAAGTCCCAAAAATTGCTGAACATCCTCAGAAAACCGTTCCGATAGTGCTTCAAATGTATTTGGTTTCTTGTTATAAATATATTTACGGTTACCCAATTCAACCACTGAGGAAGATGGACTAATCACCCTTTCTCGCAAATCGCCCAGTGCGAGAACTTCGGCAAGTATTGCGGGGCTAATGTCCGAAAGCGTTCCGCCCCCGTTGATGCGAGCCATCGCACCCTCTACCGTCGTGATTTGTTCGCCGATTGCAGAGTTTGATGCAGTCTCACGAGTTGAAATACGGTCCGTGCCCAATGGCTTCATCCTTCCTTTTCTCCGCCCGCCGAAGATTTCATTAACCCACCGTTCCCGCACCAACGAGCCAGTCTTTATTGGCTGATGGGGGTTTTGGATATTTACGAACTCCTCCGTATACTTGAGTCCGTCCCCGGTCTCGCTGGCGACATACTTTAGACGTGCGGTTGGGTCTGTTGAGATGTTTATAGAGTCGGCGGTGTTCACGGTACGACCTAATTTGCGCCTTTCACCGACAGTCAGAGTGCGCGCTTTTTCAATTGATATATTAGAACCACCCGGCATGACATATGTGATTTTTTGTATTCCCGTATTTGACAATAGCCCAAGTTCGTCTCTTCCGAATTCCGTTTGTCCACGTGCCGATAAGATGTAATGACCACCCTCCATGTCGCGGCTATCTGGAATGGCCCGAAGTACTGATGCAGGGACGACTGGCTCTAGCACGAACCCATCAGCGCGAACGAGACGAACGAACCGCCCATCGGCTGCACCGATTTGTTTTACGAGTCTGTTCGCTTCAAGAAGACGTGCTTTTCTGTTCAGCGATGCTGCCCGTGGAATTAAAATCTCTGGTGCCCGCCCACGTGTTGGTCCCGAGTATTCTCCTGGTGTTAAAGGGTTTCCACCCGTAGGGATTGGTTTTTTGATTCTCCCCGGTTTGTTTTGCTCGCCGATTGCGGAACCAATAAGACCAGCTATGGCAAATAACATCGCGCCACAACTGGATAATAGGCTGTCGGTGAAGCGTCCGCCGTATTGATACCCCTCGGGGCAACGGTATCCACGATTTTCTCCAGGCTTTGAACCACCCCTGTCAGACCCGCCACCAGGAGTGATTGCCCGATAGAAAGCTGACCGAATAGGGGAACGAATTCGGTCACTATCGCCAGGAATGGCAAGACTCACGAGAGTACGCCCTAATTTTTTCTCCTGATAAGAGTTTCTGTCTTTACGGCTGTACCCACTTACGATAGATACGGCTTTGAACTCCATTACCTCTTTGTGCTCGGGGGCAAACGACCGAAGTATTTTATTCGGCGTATCCGAGGTGTCATTTTTTAGGATAACCCTCGTACGAACCGTGCGGCCTATTTCATTCTGTGACATCTAGACCCCCGCAACAATCTGTATCATACCGCGATTCATACGGTAATTCTTTTACTTCGGTTCCGTAAATCGTTGTTCCTTCAAGTTCCCAGTTGTCATAATCCCTTAAATATTTAACAAACGGTGCTTCCATCTCCATAAATTCACCGAGCACATCCATCGCATGTTTAAAGTCCGTACCGGTGACCAGTGGCTCTGACGAGTAGGAGTCCTGTTCCCATTCCGCAAAAAAAATATCGCTTTCCAGTGACTTTTTCTTACCTCTTGCGGTGCTGGCGAGACGCCGAGTAAAGTCAGCATTGCTCCAGCCAATTTTCTTTAGTTTGCCACGGCAATTTTTCATGCCTGGGTGATGACACCCCTCATTGGGCCATAATCCCGTTGTTTCATGATGCAGCCATGCGCATATTCTTTCCAACGGGTACAGCTCTGGATGGTTTGCAAGAATCACGCGACACCGACGGAACCCGCCGGGTTTTCTCATAATTGGTCGCCAATAGCGCAGAAGCCTTTCAAGATTTCCCCTCCGTGGTCCGTAGCCACGAAGAATGTCCCCGGTTACTAGTTCTTGGGGCATCAATCCGCCCAATGGGCCAAGGGCTTTGTACTCAGTGTCCATTGTTTCCTCTTGCTTCCAGCAAATTCATCATTATCTGTGCGACTTTTGTCTGTGCGTCAATGGTATCACTTCTCTTTTTGCTGGGCTTTTTGCCATCACTCAACTGAACCACGGGGATGTCGCCCCAAATAGATGGGTCTATTATTGATTTCCGTTCAACAAACACGTCCGACCATAGTTTGTGGTCCTTATGTCCTGGCTCCGTCCAAAGTGCGTGCTGTAAACCGTTGTCGTGAAGTTCTTTGAGGTCGGCCTTGGAATTGACCCAATCCCAAAACGGCACGGGATGAACCACTCCATCACGACCGACCACCGCGCCCGTCTCGTTTTCACCGACCCCTTGGTCAATCACTAAATAGACCATATTGCCACTCTCTGTCGCAACAAGGACGCCGTTCATCGGCTCAACCCCGCAACAGATGCTCTGGTTTTCTGCAACCTCTTAAGCGCTTGCTCAAGTTCTGCATCTATTTCTTTTGTTATTCGTTCCGACAAAACACCATCCACCGTTTTGGTAATAGCACTGTTTGTGACGGAATAAGACAACGGAGAGTGCATATCAAGACCATATATATGCGCGAATGAAACACTCGGTATGCCCTGCTTTTTATATTTATCTTCAATTTTTTTACTTGCCCTGTATGCCCGCAGTTGCTTCATTGCGGATGTGTTCATTGAGCCAAGTGAGTCGCCGTTGAGCGAATAGAAGTAGGCAATCTCTTCTTCGGTGAACCCAAGTCGCTGAAGTTTACTTGACAACGGTTCCTTGTTGACAACGTCAGATATATCGACATCCTTGGATGCTGACTCAACCTTGCTCCACGGGTATCTAATCTCCGCAATGTCGTCTTTACCAAAACCGCCCATGATGTGAGCGCCGAAAACCTGATTGCCTGACATGTCGGCATCAAATGCATCAATATCTTGAGCGTGGGAGGCACTGTTTCTTACCGGTTTTACTAGTTTTGTTTGGTTCATCGCACTCACATCGTCATCTAGGTAAGCCGTTAATGCATTGAGCACCCGCACCTTACTGTTGCGCACATTCGCATCATCAACGTGGACCAAGGCATCGGCGATATCTTGTCGGTTCTCTGAGTTCATCCAAACAGGGCGCGTTTTGTTATCAGCCCCCCTGCCCATGCCGTAACTAGTTCTACCAGAAACCTCTGGTCTTAAAAGAATCTCAATGTCTCCATCGGCGCCGACATTCCCGTACGGGGTAGATGAACCAGGGTACTCAAACGGAGCGTCACCAGCAACGATTCCCTGCCGCTTAAGAATTGACCGCGTTCTGTCGTCGTGTGACGAGTGCGCCAGGAATCCACTGACTGGTCGTTCCGTGTTGCCCGTATCCGAGTGGATACCCATCCGTGCCTGATATTCGGTCTGAACGAGTTTTCGTGAACCGGATAGTTTTGGGGAAATCATGCCATCACTAGAGGAGAATTTATCCAGCCCAGATTCGGTAAACCTGACGCGTGGTCTACGGTCAAATCCTTGATGCAAGTCAAAAGCAGATATATCTAACATCCGCACGATTTCATTATCGGAATAATTATCTAGGATATTTTGGACTTCTTCCCCGATTACTATGTCCTCCATGCCATCTGGCGAGCCATTTGATGCGAGGCTTCTGAGACCATCCAACACTTTGACAGCCGATGAACTCTTGCTTACCGAGCGCTCCACGGGGGTTTCAATATCACCAAAAGTGCTAGTCATGCGCGATGACAGACCGGCAGATACCGAATCGGCATACTCCCTGTCAATGCCAACGGGACGCCCGCCTGCTTTTCTGATGGCATCTATGGCTTTGGTGTTATTGAGTCTGACCCTATTTGCGGCGACTGGATGACTTCTGCCGTTGCCAAGAATGCCAGATGACGACCCCCTTAACGCATTATTATGAACGTCAATGGACTTGTCAATCTCTATCTTTTGCCGTTGAAGCAGGTTTAGCGTTGAAGGATTGTCGGATGTTTCCGGCCATGTTCTTTGTAGTTTTGCCAAAATATCCCGCGACGAGTCCTGGTCTACTATTTCGGCGTAGGCGGTTCCGTCTGCATCAATCCGTGTAATTTTTAACTTTGATGGGGGGACTATGAGTCTCCCCGCGCCCTCATCGCCGTCTTTTGCTGTCGTGAAAATTCCCCTGGTGCCTGGGGTCGTAGTAACGATTAACGACCCTGGTGGAACACCCATGTCATCGTGTAGCAGTTCGTGAGATGACACCGAATCAATACTGACGGCGTCCCCAACATTCACCCCGTCGTTCCCGCGCGCTACACGAATGGTGACACTGTCCCTTAGTTCGGATTTATCAAGAGCCGTTAATACTGGGATAAGGGTTCTCTCAAGTTGCTGAGAAACCGTTGCTTCGTCCATGTCAAGTTGGTCTGGCTCTAATCCCATTTCTACGAGCGTCCGATTTTTACGATTGATACGTGTTACGGCGTTTTGAATGTCATTTGAGTCAGAACTGGTAAGGCGTGATATTTGATGGTATTCGGGTATCAAAAGTCGCTCTACCGCTTTTACTTCTTCTGGCTCTAGGGCTTGTAACTGGTTCTTCCGTTGCTTTTTAATATACGCAATTGTAGATATTTCATCACGGAGCAAGCGTGGACGCTTCGTGCGAATAGACGGCTTCGGCGACCCATCTTCAACCGGTGTCTCGGGAACATCTGGCTTCCCGCCAACTAGGACTTGGGGTTTATGCATCGTATTTCGTGTTAGTTCAGCGCGCGACCTCTTGTCCGTGTCAGATTTTAGTCTGTTTCGTTGAACCTTGGGGGTGTCATAGAACGACAGGGCATCGTCAATTTCGTCACCCACGAGCACCCCTACCTCGCGTAATGCGCCGACCTCTGACAGCATTTCAAGTTTTTGCACTTCGCTATTTTCGGTCATAGAGCCAGCGTATTTTCCGCCGAAGTATCTGTTGATTTCATTGTCCGTATCACTGAGACCGAGTTGGCTAATGTCAATACCATCGCCAACATTTTTCATCAAACCCATCAGCTCTTCGGCTGTTATTTCGCTAACGAGCCTATCTTTGAGTTTCTCGTTGCCGAGGACCTCTGCTATAACTTTTTCGGCTTGCAGAACATGGAAAAACTCGTGAAAGCCAACAAATGCCGCCTTGACCCTTATCGGGTCATCCGACTGAGATGCGGCAGCGGTGCTGGCGTAATGCGCTCGTGCGTTATCAAGGTATTCCAAGAGCGCGGCGGCTTTGGCTAGGTCGTTACCGCCCCCCTCAACGGTAAACCCGTACGATGTACCCTTTTCCAATGCGGTGAATTCTTTTTTTAGTTCACTCAATATCCGTTGCGTGTCATATTTAATTGCGTATTTAATATCAGCTAACTTTGTTCCTTCTCTGTATACTGGAACCATTCTGGCTTCGGCTTTAATCTCAAGCGTGCCATCGCCGCCCAGTATGCCGGCGGGCATAATGTATTTCACCCGCCTGGCCTCATCGGGGTTTGTTGTCCACTTATATATCAGCGCTTCCAAAAGGGCAACCTCGGCCTTCTGAAGCATCTCTACCGTAATCTCGTCTCGTTCTAATTTGCGCATCAATCTTCGTACTGTTGGGTCGCTGCTTCTGCTATGTAGCTCCCATAATTTTTCTGCCTGAAACAGTCCGTCCGTGTTCACCGTCCATCCGCCGCCCTCGTTGCCCATTTCGTTTAATTTGGCAAATATTGCCGTTACGTGTTTGCCTTGTTTTTTTTCTTCTGGAGAAAAATTACGTATATTCAAATCCGACAGTAACTGAGTTATTGTTTCATCTATTATTTCAAGTTTCCTGGCTACGCGCGCAGGTGCATTTAAACGAGATGCCCGCAATCCCTTCTGCGCCGCGCGAACGGATTCCGACTCTCGGAGTTTGCTGGCCGGCAAAAAACCAACGTCTCCGCGACTGGCGAAACTACTGGATTCAAGCAATTTCTCTAGGTCTCGTATTCCTTCGGTTGCCAAACCGACCATCTCGGAAAGCGATGTCCCAAAACAGGTGCTTCCTATTTTGTCGGTAAATTGATTAGCCTGAGGTGTCCCCGGTGGGCATCTAAATTTACCTAAACCGTCAACCAAAACACCGAAGCGCCTCGCTGCGCGTTGGGCCAGACCCCCAGCGGGATTGAGTTCCCTGATGGACCTACCGATTGATTTTTCACTGAGGTCGTTGTTTAACGGAAGGCGTTTTTCAACCTTGCTAATTGGCTTGTTATTTTTGTCTACCCTGTATACATCTTTCCGAACACGGGGCTGCGCGGCGACCCATGCCATATGGTCTTCTGCTGTTGCAAATTTTGGGTCGTCGTCATCAATCCACCCAAAGTTTGGCTTTTTTGAGAAACTTAGTCGTTCTGCTTCGGTGGGGAATAATTCCAATTTTTTGCCTGGTCCGCCAGTTGCGGATGGCTCGTATTTCCATCCATCTTCGTTTACTACCCCGGGCAATTCTTTTTCTTTTTGTTTAGGTGCCCCGGGTGCACTGGCCCCAATGGTATTGTCCATGCCCTTGACCGACATCTCATTACTAAGTGACGGTGATTTTTGGGCATACAGAATCCCGTTTAGAAATTCATCTACCAAGTACTCGGTGCGTTCTTGCGAGTGGCCGGTGGCCCTTAGCGAGGTGATGAAACGAGTTACATTGCTATGCTGACCCATCGTGGGGCTCGTTTCGCCGTTAAATGTCGGAGGATTCGTCGCTGATTAGTTGGAACTCAATCAATGATTTTTTAAATTCCTCGTCAAGTTCCGTAACCATCTCGGATTTACCGCCGATTACCCAGTCCGCAGGAATTAGATTTTCCTGACCGAGGGTATGCGCCCGTTTGATAATATGCTTTTTGGCCAGCGTCTTATCATCGGCACGGCCGTATGCCTGAATAGCGTTGCGTAAATCCCCCTCGCTCTTAATTGGGAACGAGCCATCAGGGAGCGCATCGCCAGTTTCTGCCATAACCCTGCGAGCATCTTCAGAAAATGCGCGCTTCAAAGCAATCTCGGCTGCCTCTGCCTCAATCATTTCAATGTCTTCAACTTCGTATTTGTCGTAACCAAGAACTTCTCCGTCTAGCGATACAAAGACATCATACGATTTGCCGTTAGGGGATTCAATTTCCACCGCATACGAATCAACTCCCTCAAAAGAGTCTGGCTCGATGCTGACCACTGTGCCTGGAATACTTTTAGTAGCGATATCGCCAGCTTCGTCAAATGTAACCAACATCAAATCGCTTTTGGTATTAATTGCGAATCTGTCGTTAACTCTGTGGCCTTCAATTTGACCAGACGCACCATCAATGAAGATGTCAAAGATTTTTGCATCCTTACGGCGCATTGTCACAACAAACATATCTGCCTTGGATACGTATCCAGAATCAACAACTTCGCCCTTAACAAAGGTCTGTGCATAGCCTTCGGCGTGGAGCAATGTAATCTGCCCCTTTGTCCCCGTGCAACCGCCGGAACAGTCATTGCATGTTTGCGTTCCGGATGGATAAACCTTAGAGTCCATTGCACACTTATATCCGAGATTTCCGACATCCGATGACTTAATACCCATTTGGGCCAAACGTTGCTGGCGGAATTTCTCCAGTGTTGCGGTTTCGTCTTCCGGGTCGTCCTCTGATTCGTCTTCGGGGGCAGGGCTATCGGTTCCTGTCGCGGCGGGGAGTGGTCGCTTCTTTTTCAACGGTGCGACTGGGGCTTCCTCAACTTCATCTTCGTTTTTGTCGTCATATGGGAGTTCGAGGTACTCATCGTCTTCGGTGCCAGCATCCTCCATGGCGGTGGGTTTGAGTTTTTTTGATTCCAGCACAGATGCGGTTTGGTCTACGCTTTTGCTGGTGATTTCTGCGGTAAGACGCTCAATCTCTGATTGCATTTGGTTAAACAGGTCAGACGAAAGCATTTTCATTTCTGTCGGCAGGGAACCGCACTTCCCGCAAACCGCAGATTTTGCTACATATCCGCAATCATCTTTATTGCCGCCCTTGGCGCATTGTAAAACAACACCGTCTGAATCAATGCCGAGGCTAGGCATTTTGCTTAGGTCTTTAGAGTCCATGGAACCAATCCTTATGTGGGCAAAGTATTTTACTCGTGATTTATATTAGCCTAGTATACTCCACCATTTTATAACGGATTAATAAAGGGGGTTATTGGCGAAATTTATCAAATTCGCCTTTATCAATTCCGAGTCTCTCAAGTAGCGCGTCCATCTGGCTCACGGTGATGGGGAGCCCGCCAAGACCTTTGCCGCGTTGAAGTTTTGGACCGCTTCCAGAGCGAGGGTCAACCGTGCTATTTACATACCGAGACAGGGTTGCCCTTGACAATTTCTTACCCGTAACCTCCTCTAGGGCTGCGTGTAGTTCGCCAAGCGAACTCTTGCCGCCGGTGCGGAATGGCTTAAATGCACGGTGCGCCAGTATCTCTCTGGCATCTAGGTCTTGTGGAACTGCAGCGCCGAAGCCCGAACCGTACATTTCTTCAATTTTGGCCGCAATTTTGTTTTTTGACATGTTTGGGTAGTGATTTTTGAGTAGTCGTTCTACCTGCCCGCGACTCAGCCCTTCGCCCTCAAGGGCTTTTCTCCACTCGGCACGCGATAACACGCCTATCCCCTCAAGCAGTCCTCGTTGACCACGATTTCCCTCGTAGTTGATTTCTTCCAACAGCGCATTGATATCGCCGCCCTCGGCTGTGGCTTTGCGTGCTATGCCTCTCCCGCGTGGGCGAGCACGTGGGTCGTCTGGGGGATTGTCGGTCGCATTGTCGCCGAACAGTTCGTACAAACGACCCCTGTCCGTAATCGGGTCGCCGGATTCATCAAAATAGGCTGTCGGGTTATCGGCACCCCAAATTGCTTCTGGTCTGTCCCTACCAATTCGCCGTGCTAGGGCGTCGGCCAAATATGGGTCTCGTATCCGTGCATCCGGTTGAGTAAGGATTGCTGCTTGGCTTGGGGTTATTCCAAGTTCGGCGGCAATATCCGTATCCTTTTTCAATTCGTATTTCCCACTACTTCCTTGCCTGAAAAATCTGGCGAGGGAATTCTCGCGGGCAGTGTCCCAAATTTTAGATAGTGCCCACGACTGACCACCGCCGTCATCGCCAACCCAAATGTCGCCATCGTCTATCTGGATTTGCCTGCGACCTCGCGATTCGGCAGATACCTGGGAGTCGCCTTCTATCCCGCGAACCGTTAAGTCAACGCCTTTTGGACTACGTTGTTTTTGGGGTGACAAAACCCCCGCGTCAATTGCGGCTTGCTTTTCCGCATCCACGTCTACCGTGTCATCAAAATTGTAATCGTCTAGCAAGTTTGTTATCTTGCGTGAACCAAAACCGTCTTCGTCCTGCGATGGCCCAGGGCGACGTTTTGATGGAACGCGCCTGGCGCGGAGTCTGTCTCCATCAACAAATCTTTGTCTGTCTTCTTTGCTCCATGCGCGACGCTTGCCCTTTCTGCCTCTTCCGCGTGATGCGAAGCCCTCGTCTTCTCCTAAATATGGTTTTTCACGCTCTAGGAATGCGGTGAATAGTTTTCGTAATGGGGGCGAATCCATGCCCGCATCCTCAATGTCCCCCGCATGGAAATTGTAGAAGCTGTCAGTCAGGTCTACGAACCAATCTGGGTGGTTGCCGTCATCGTCGCGGGTCGTCCATCTGCCGACAGTTTCATTCATCAAATCGTTTGTCATCATGAGTAGTCCGTGGCGTTTAATGGCACCGGGGTCTTTTTTCTCCATCGCCTTTGTGGGACTACCTGACTTCCACGGGTATTTCTTGCCGTCTTCAAAAAGTTCGGATGCTCTTTCGTATGTGTCTAGCGTCCGTGACCCAAACCCAGGCGTCGCCATTTCCGCGACATCTTTGACATCTACTTCCAGTCCGCCCTTATCTTCCGGCTTGAACAACTGTCCCATGTTGGGGGACAGCCCCATTGCGTAGTTGAATGCCTCTTGCGCCTGCTTCATGGCCCTTGGCAACGCCGTCGGGTCATCGCGTAGTACCCTTAGCCAATTCGCCAAATATGGCGCGTGATTATCTTGGATGTCTGGCTCAAGCCCGTGGGCGGCAAGGAACATTGATGACGCTATTTCCGCAATCAATTCTTCGTACGCATACTCAGGGCTACCGAATTGGTTCATGTTTGCGCGCTTTAATCTTTTTTCTCCGCCCGTCCAGTGCATTAATTCATGCGCGACTGTTCCGTAGTACCCTCTAGCGTTTTTGAAATCCGAAAACGCCGGGACGACAATAATGTCCTTGGACGGCGAGTAATATGCCCTACTGCCCTCATGATTAAGCACTGGTGCTATTTCGGCTAAGGTTTTTTCCAAATTATCAATTCGTGTTGCTTCTGGTAGTGCCTCAACCACTCCGTAATCTTCCGGAAGACCATCAACCTCATCGCGGTTGAAAACCCGAATCACCCTCCACGACATTCCACTGCGCTCTGCTACTTTGCCCGTTGCGGGGTCAAGGGTGCCTTTTTTGTCCTTTGATTTAAACGGAATCGGAACAAAAATTGGCACGCCTTTAGCGCCCTTGCGCACCTGACCACCGGCTGATTCCCATTGTCCGTATCCGGCCCACTGTTTGCTCTCGTACCCACGCGCAGACCCGATAATCGCCAGTGTCATAAAGTTAGAACCAGAATAAGGTTTTTTGGTGGTCGGGTTATTTGGCATTGATGTAACGCGCCACGGCATTTTCCAAGATGTTGGGTCGGCTTGCTCAATGGCTTCAATTAATTGCGCATTGAGGTACTCAAACATTTCATCTTTTGTTTTGATGCCGGTTTCAGAACCATATGTAAATCTGGAACCAAAACCGTCAGAACCGCTGATTGTAAATTCGTCGCCTACAAGTGTGACTATTGCGCCTTCGGGTAAATCCTTAAATGAGGCTAATGGGTCATCTTTTGGGCGACCACCACCGCGGCCCAATTCGTCTCGGGAATTAAATCCACCACCAGCAAGCACTCTGTCAATTTGTTGATTTGCAAATGCAGCCCTGTCGTTACGGCTCATTCCTGCCCACGCGAGCGCCGGTACGGTTCCGTTGTCTAGGTCATATACAAACCCGTCTGCATCTGTGATTACCCAACGTTGCGCAAGTTCGCCATCGACTGCTCGCCCACGACCGCGGCGACCAGCTAGGTATTCAATTCCGAGTCGCTCTAGTGAATCACGAATAGCGTCAAGTTGGTCCATCTGTTCAGCCTGGAACCCGCGCCCTTCGCGTCGTCGTGGGTTTCCGGTCCCGCTTGGGATAACTGCTTCGGTGACGGCAAGGGCAAAGTTATTAACGGCGTCCCCGTCGTCAAGGTCATTCTCCATTTGTTCTTGAAGTTTGCTCAATGTGTTGTCGTTATCAATGAGTCTGCCCCGTCGTATGCCGCGTTGCGGATTTCTTCCACGTGAGGCAAAACCGCTGCGGGCGTCGCCTGCTTCGTCGCGGCCCCTATCTTCTTCAAGGTCAGCGTTTAGGTTTGCCCAATCTTCTGGAGTCCAGTTTGCGCGTTCAGCGGCTACTCTTTCACGCTCCCTCGCATCCCTAGTTTCCGCCCGCTTTTTAGCAGTTATCTGAGGCGGAGTGAGTCCGCCTGGACTTTTTGCGCGGCGTGCATCTCGTCTCGCGTCCATGCGGGCTTGGTATTCTGCTTCGGTAGAAGCATCGTCAAATATGCCATCAATTGGGTCTGGCTTATTGGAATCATCGCGTGAACCAAAACCTTCGTAAGCGTGCGCCGGGAGTGCATCGCGGGTTGTGAACTCGTAATCGTCGCGAATGGTCCGAAGAACACCACCACGACTGTCAGCGTTTTCCAAATCGCTTACTACAGACTCTGGGACATCGGCGTAGTCGTAGATTTTGCCAGTGCCCTCACCGTTGCGGCCACGGTATTCAACCGATAGAACCCGATTGTCCTTATCGTACGCGACTGAATTCAAGGCTTGGCTTGAGGAAACATCAATTTTGCGACCACCCAATCCGGCGGCGTCGGCTTGGCGTTCTAGCGATGCCATCTCTCTGTCGTCGAGTGCGCGTCGTTTGGCGGCTTCTACAAGGTCGTCTGCTGACTCGCCAGAACCGTTGCTTATTGCGTGGTCCGTTACCCTCTTGAGATAACTGATTTGGTGTTCTGGTTTTAGTCTATTCCAGATTGAATCAAGTTGATTTTTTTCCATTTCTTGAGCGACATCTGAACCTTCGCGCGCGAACCTATTTCCCCTGTCTCCCTCATCGGCCCGTCGGAAAGAGTGCGTGCGCTTAATGTCATTAATAGCACGACCCTTGCTGGTGTTGTCGCGGAATTCGGCGAGGTCGTCTTGAGTTACACCCTCGTAAATGTAGATTCTTCCACCGGGATACATGACAATCAGTTCTGATACCTCTGGGTCGTAATAGGCATCTTCAAGAGCACTTGAACCAGATACATCAACAACTTCTATTGAGGAATAATCTGGCTGAGCGCCCCTGCTGGCGAAATCGTCACCACCGGAACCCATGTATGACGCGCGGTCATCTTCGTAACCGGGAGAATCCATGTACGCTGTTTCTAGTGCGCTGACAAATTCCTCAATGCTACCCAAGTCCCCCAAATCATCGCTGTATTCATCGTCATCGGCTAAATTGATATATTGTCTTTTTTCTTCAGTGCTTAGGCTGTTCCAGTTATCGAGAATTGTTTTGGCACGGCGATTATATTGTTGTGGCAGAGGTCCATCGGCATTACGACCTCCAGTTTCAAGTTCATCCATGTGTTGCGCTATTTGACCTTCGCCAAAAGGAGAATACTTTTTTGACCCCGTGCCGCGCGAGGCGAAACTGTCATCATCTCCGCCACTAAACGAATAAAGGTCGGTCGGATAGGCCTCACTCCATTCACTTTCCTCCGGGGCGCTGACCATTTCGTAGTTGCGGAATGCCTCATTCCTGCGATACTGTTCCTCGGCTTGGTCCGTAAGTTGGCTGACTATCGCGTCAACTTCGTCACTAAGTTTATCTATGTCATCAGGGGATTTCGCGTTGCGAATCTTCTTATCGAGTTCGTCAATTTGTGCGATTTGCTCTGAATTTATATAGTCATAGTCGTTAAGTGTCTCATTATCGTTATCGTCAAGCGGCATGTTCGTAACCATGTCACGAGCGCCGAGAAGATGAGACGACATTTCATCCCTCATTGAGTCTATTTGTTCTTCGTGTGTTGCTCCCCACTTTGGGTGGTCTAGGTCAGTGTCAACATTCGCCCTTCCGTGCTTCTGCAACTCGCTCCAGATTCCCGATGAGTGTTCTTCTCTGTCTCTCGCCAACTGTTGGTCTGCGCGGTACTTATCAAGTACATCATCAGCGGCTTGGATTGCAGACCCATACTCGTCTAGCAGGGTCCAATCATCGTCATCGCCGGCCGCAATTTGCTCAATGATGTCGTAATTACGCGAGTTTTTACCGCGCGGTGGACCGTTGTATCCATTTGCCGTCCCCATCTCATCAGCGGCGCGGTTGCGTGCTTCAATTAATTGTTTGCGGTATTCAAGAAGTCCGTCAAGACCGCGTTGTGCATTGTCGGCATCATTTAGTTCGGTGAGTTCGTAACCGCGCTTGCGGAAACGAGACGGGTCTTCAATAAGATTGCGTGACTCATCAAGCATTTCGGCAGTTGAACGGCGTGCACCACGCGAGGCCAAGCCCTCACGATTTGCCCGCTCCGTGAATGCATCTCTGTCAAGGTCAAGAGGTTCTTCGTCCTTGAAAAACGGCAATTTATCATCGTCCGGGTATTTATCGGCAAGCCAAGCATCAACGATGTCTCTGTATTCCGATATTACGTCTTTACCGTTATTCTGGTCACTGGACATTTGTCTAATAAGGTCGCGTTCAGCTTCGTTCCATTTATCTCGCCGACTACCAGTTGTTCCGTAGCTCATAACCCGTTCGTTGAGTGCATCCCAAACATTGTCATCGCTGACGGGCAGGCTAGTAATCCCGCCCTCTTCTAAGAGGTTGCTGAATTCATCGTAATGTTGTTTGTCAAATCTGTTACCAGGAGACGTGTTGCCACGTGAGGCGAAACCGCCGCCGTCTTTATCATAAGCGGCTTCTGCGAGTTCTTCTGCAATTTCGGTCAGGCGGGGACTATCCATCCTGTCGGTCATCTCGTCGTCGGGCCACCCCTCGTCAAAGAGTTCCTCAAACCGAATTCGTTCTGCTTCCTCAAACTGGCTCTCTGTTAAGTTCCAGCGCTCATCGCTAGATAGGTCGTCCCATTTTTTCTTGCCACGTGAGGCGAAACCCTCGCCTGCATTATCAAAGCGTTCAAGTATTTCTAGTGCCTCATAAATTTGAGACGATTCAACATTCGTGACATTTTTGACGAGTTCCTCTACATAAAGTATGTTGCCGTTTTTCTGGAATGGATTACCTTCGTCAGCCCCTTCTGCACGCAAAGCATCAACCCTTGCAAGAATTTCCTCGGCTATCGCACTGCGCTCTTTCTGCGCTATCCGATTCCACTCTTCCTCCGCGGCATCCGAATCATGGTTCCGATTACTTGGGGGTAGTCCTCCGAACTCTTCGTAATAGTCCTGCAACCAATCGCGTTGTGTGTCGCGGTCAAGTTCGTTAAAGTCAAGTATATTTTCGTCGATTTGGATGCTCTCGCGTGAGGCAAAACCATCATCGTCTGCGCCGTAATATTTGCCCGTTTGCTTGTCAACCAATTTGTTAATAGCCGAACCGCTTAGGGCTGGCTCCCAGAAAGTTTTGTTGTCATCGCTTAGGTATTCTGGTCTCAGGGAAGCGTTGTAGGCGGTTTCACCGACATCTTCGGCATAAACATCGTTCCATTGTGCGAGAACACGGTTCTTACCCTTGTCCTTGCCGCTATTTATAATCTTTTCTGCGCGCACGTAATAAGTATCAGCGCCGCCGTTATATCCAACAATTACCTGTTGGTCCTTGTTGACAGGAAGAACCATTTCATTGCCACGCATCTTTGTGCGCCCGCCAGAAATTGCCCCGAGATTTCCTCGGCCGATTTGGCTTAGTGTTTCCCGGGTGTTGAATTCACTTGGCTCATCGCCGTACGGTGTCGGCCACTGTTCCGTTGATGCACGTGAACCGAAACTATCGTAGCGGCTACGCCCACCCCTACGTTCTACGACCTCCATCAAATCGTCGTAGTCCGCAGCATCGGTTACTCGATTGAAATAATCGCGGAAAGCCTTCTCCATTTCTGGATTAGAAAATGCATCCCGTGTATTTATTTTGTCAACGTATGAACGGAATTCGGCAACGCGCTTTTCTGCAAGCGCCCTATCCGTAGTTTTGTAGTCAGGGCGCTTATTATGGAGTTCTTCCATATAACCCAGGTCGGTCTCATCGGCGGCATTAAGAATGCCAAGTTCACCGCCGGAGAAATAACGCGTTAGAAATTCATCCTCCGATTCACGTAGAACCGAACCGTTTCCGTCATAAACTCTGTCAAAAAAGTATTCCTCGTAGTCGTCATTATTAAAATCATAGTCATCTGGTGGCTCGTCATAAGCGCGACCAAAGCCACGTGAACCGAAACCGCCGTCGTATTCCTCCGGGTTATCAGCGAGATACTGCCCAACATCATCGGGGTCAACGGATGCATCCAGCCAATCCTGGTACGCCTGTTCGTATTTATCTGGATTTTTCTTTCTTTCAAGATTGGCACGGTACGAACGCCGTCGACCCTCTTCAAGATACGATTGGAACTCAGCGATGCGCTTTTCTACAAGCGCCCTATCCGTGGTTTTGTAGTCGGGGCGCTTATCAAATAGCACTTCCATGTAAGGGTCGGATTCAGTATCCAGTGGTGCAATCCCCGTGCCAAGTTGACCACCAGAGAAGTAACGCGTTAGGAACTCATTTTCTCCGTCATCCATACCGTAGACATTATTCTCAAAGTAATCGTCCATGTCGTCATCAGTTACTTCTACTTCGTCGTAGTCGGGCGGCTCAAAATAACTTTGCGGGGGCATACCATCGCCGCGCGAAGCAAGACCTTCATCGGCCTTGCGGAAGGTGTGCGTTTTCTTGATTCTGTTGATTGCCGCGCCCTTGCTCTTGGCAGTATTCAGGTCATCAAAATCGTCTTCGGTCACGCCCTCGTAAACGTAGGTTCCGCCGCCACGGTACTTAACCGTCAGTTCCTGGTCGCGGTCGTTCCATGATGCTTTTTCCAAAGCAGAACTGCGTGAGACATCAATCTTTTCGGTGCGCCCATCTGCGAGTTTGTCGGCTCGTTGTTCACTGAGGACAACCTCGTGGTCGTATCTTTCGGCCCAACTCTGAGCGGCTTCCCTGCTCGTGAATGTCGGTGATTCTTCTATTTCATCAAACCCGGGTCCATCGGCATAACTGTTTGTGCGCTTGCCGACACGGACATTGAACTCGCCGCCGTAGCTTATTTCTTGAATTTCGTACGATAACCCAGAGCCACTCTCTATTGTGTTGTCGTCTGGGTCCGCTGAAGCCCAGTCCAACGATGGCGCTGATTCTCTGGTTTCAACCTCATCGGCATTGGCTTTACGGAATGCTTTGGTGCGCTTGATTTCATTAATTGCACGACCCTTAGACGGAGCACTGTCAAATGCATCCGCATCTGCTTGTGTTACACCTTCGTAAATATATGTTCCGCCCGGTTCTCCGTCGGGCCCGTTGTAGGTAACTACAAGCTCCTGAGCGCCCGAATCGTAATGGGCGGAAGCAAGAGCCTTGCTATCCGCGACATCTATTGGTTCAATGGGGGACTTCGCCTTTGGCGGGCTCGTAATCTTGTCAATGGTTTCTGGGCGGGCTTTTTCTACATCGTGCTTGCCCTTAATTTTGTTAATTTCTCTGCCCTTAGAGTTTGAATCGTGAAGTGCATCAACTTCTTTTTGGGTTACCCCTGAATATGTGTACCAACTTGTTGGGCCATCCGTGCGCTTAAAACCGACATGCAATTCTTGGTTTTGGGCATCGTAGTGAGCGCCGTCAAGTGCCCCGCTGAACTCTGTGTCAATTTTATCAAACGGCGTTGTATCAGTGCGTGAACCAAGACCCTCATCTGGTTCGTAATTCGTCAAAGATTTTTCGTACTTATCAATCATTTGTGTAATATGGTCCGGAAGGGTTGCCGTGCGGACATTACCCTCATCGTTTGCGTTGTGGTAATCAACTATGCTCTGGGCTTCGTTGCGCACCATGTTGTTGAAGTCTGCGTGGTCCTCGTCATTCATTCTCAAAATTCGGGACCTATTGTTCTTGTCGTCCATGAAGCTTGAACGCAGTGCTTGGGCCACCATATTGCGCTCTAAGTCGGGGTGTTGCGCTCTTAGAATTTCACCCCACGAGCTCTTTTTGCCAGCTGAAGCAAATCCGTCGTCTGGTTCTACATCTGCAATGTTGGCTTCAATCCAGGCATCGGCGATGTCGGGGTAGTGGAAAGATGGGTCGTCTGCTGATTGGACATCTCCCAGCAACGAGGCAATGGCTTCCTCGCGCATGTATTCGATATAGAAGGGGGATGACGTAAGGTGACGGTCCTTGGGGGCAATATTCGCCGCTGCTTCTTCTATGAAATCCGAAATCCGGTCTTCATGTTCATCGGTCATTGGCAATTCGCTCAAGTCACGGACCGCATCGTTGAATGCGTTGTACGTGTCAATGCTGTACTTGGGTTTATCATCGCCACGTGAAGCAAAATCGTCACCATCAAGAAGTGAGGCACCCCCATCATCTTCGTCAAGACTGTCTCGGTAATTGTCGTCATCGTCTAGGGCGTCCTCTTCCTCCTGGTCGAGTTCGGCGCGCAGTTTGCGGGCGGCAATGGTTTCGGGTTTCGTTACTGGCTTCGGAGCATCTTCCCGTACCGGCGACTTTGTGGGAGCGGCTGCACTCTTTGGTGGAACAAACTTTTTGCCGAATTGCTGTTCATAGGAAGTTCTACGGGCAAACTCATGCGAGACCTTATATAATTCGGTATCAACGGCATCACGACCCTCGGCGCCAGTTGAGCGACGGGTGCTAAGTAACCTTTGACCCGCAAGATTTAATTCAGAATCGTTCATGTCCCAGTACTTGGCAAGACCAGCGTTTAGTGGTCGCCTGTCAGCAAGGAACATCATGTCTTCGCGCGTCCGTGGCTGTAGTGTCCCGGCAGCCAATGCCCTTTGACGCGGTTGACCAGCGAGTGTTGCGGGGTCAACGGTTGATTTTGGACCCGTGTCTATTGTTGGCTTGTCCAGTAACTCCGTGGCATTGCGTTTCTTCCCGCCGACATCAGGTAGGTCAACATTGGGTTTCTTGATGGGGATGTAAGGGCGCATGAATGCAGTGTTGTCTTGCGCGAAACCGTCAGCATCACCGTCAATTGCATTGGGGTTGAATCCTTGCGCTATTGTCCGCAATGTTCCAGCGGTCTGTCCGATTGTTTGACCAATGGCCTTAACTGCTGTCTGAAGTGCATCCATCGCTTGCGCGGACACAACGCCGTTGATACCAATTCCCTTATCGGACGTGTATGTCTCCAGTTTGTGATATTGAAAAACCGGTTCCAACATTGATAGTGCATCCTTAATGGCATATTGCGGTAACTCAATCAAGTGTGTAACGGCAGATTTCCCGTACGATGAACTAACAGCATCAAGCAACGAACTCATTTCGTCTTCGTCATCATTTCTGTATGCCGCACCCGCATTTGGCACAACGACTAATTCGTCTGGGTTTGGCTTTGTCACGATGTTTTGCTCTACTTCTGGTTTTACGACAGATGTATAGGCCTCTGGTTTGCCAAACATAAATGTTTCATAATTATCTGGCGTGTGATAGCCAACTCTGAATGTTGATGTTTTTCCGCTGTCCTCGGTGCGCTTGAAAATCAACGAACCTTCCGTTGCTGAAATAATTTCTACTTGTGAGTTGGTCCGCTCTGACAGTTCTTGCTGAATTTTACCCTGCTGCTCCTTTGAAAGTTTTTGAGCCAGTCCTTCCGAGAAAATATCCTCTTCTCCGTTTTCTTCGCCTTCCGTAGACGCTGGCACTGCAATAATGCGGGGCATCTGTTCTGGTGAAATCATCCGCAGCATGCTGGCGAACGGATTCCCCGTCACTAATGGGGTCTCCTCGGCGTGTTTGATGGAAATTGTGCCAGTTAGGTGATTGGCCCCATGGAGCACGGGAGAAACCTCGTAAAGTTCAACCTCTTTAAGCACATTTGCTTGCAGATTGGCATCAAAAATTGAGTCAAGTGTCTTATAACCAATTGACCATTCTTGGTCTTCGCCGAAAAAAGCGACGCTTGCAAATGCTTCTTTGCCTTTTTCGGAGTTAAGGTTAAACTGGACTTTTGCATACAGTCCGCCTACGCCGGCATCTCTCATTTTGGCTGGAAGGCGCGGGTCGCCCAGTGGAACTTCGTACATTTCAAGAACTTTGCCGATTGGGTCGTTCCAACTGTGACCCCACACGACTCTTGGCTTGCGCCTGGTGAGGCTTTTGGCAAACGCACCACTGATTACGATGTCACCAACGGAATCCTTATTGCCGATACCGGCTACGAAACACTCAACAATCCCCGTGGCTTCGTCAATGTTGACCTGACCAGTTCCAGATTTGTATTTTATTTCTTGATTCATTTGTCACCATTCGTTAAGGCTGTTTTAAATAGTAAGCCAAAATTGGTGAGCGCCAACGCAACTAATGCGATTTGTTCAAGTGTTTCACTATATGGATATAATGAAACTAAATGGTTTGCTCCCATGCCTGTCGTGCCTCGTTGGCAACAACCTGGAATCTAACCTTGCCTAATACATTTGTGAATATTTCAACTATCTCGTTCCTAAAGTACTCATGACGGGCCTCTTCCCCGGAAACCGATGTCGCCCTAGTAATAGCGCTTCGGATTTGTGACTGTGTGTCCGTATTTATTTCTTTGATATTGAGCATATGGGTGTTGGCTTTCGCAAAAACCTCCGTTGCATCAACGGGCATTTGTTGCATCTCCATTGAATCCCTGATGATTGCGGATAGAACGGGTTTGATGTCCTCGTCCATTTGTTTTCCCCAAACATCTATGCCGAAAATTGACTCTATGTCAAGGGTCCCAGCAAATAGCGCTTTTCTGGATTTAGCGCCTGCCGATTTTTCCGTAACCACTCGTTGCTGTCTTTCCAGAACCCGTTCAAGTGACCTGTCTAGGATTTGAGTCCACCGTTCAAGGGCATTTTCCATTTCTTCACTCTTGAACGACATCGGGCCGGATGCGACCGCCAACCCTGGCGGCGTTGGCTCAATTGCCGTCTCGGGGGCACCACCCGCAACCCCGGATGCTGCGGCAGCAAGTGCACCCGCCATGGTGCTGGGGTCAGGCGCCCCTTCTGTTGGTGGCAGGGCATCTGATGGCATTCCCGGTGGAGCCTCTGGTGGCATTCCAGGAGGAGGCGCACCGCCCTCTCCGCCCATCATCACTGGCGGTTCTTCCATCTTTTTCTTTGTGTTTGCAATTGGGGTTAGATTCGGGTTCATTAACAATGAATCCGCAAGGTCGGCATCTACTTCTTTTCTTCCGCTGGCAAGCCGATATTCGTTGACACTTATGAGACCCTGAGACAATTCATCTTTTGAGTATCTTTCACGTTCCTGTTTGTAGAGTTGCAATACGGGGACCTCGCTTAAATCAAAGTCCACATAATTGTCGGGGTCAAGTTCGTCCAGGGCGCGAGCGAGTGGCTCAAGATGGGGCAACATTGTTTCCATCCAGAACACTCGGATTTCCTCGGCCGCATTGCTAAATGTTCTACCGGCCGCATTTCCAATAACCGTTTCTGGCACGCCGAACGATGCGAGAATTTCCTCTTTGGTAATTTGCCGCATTTGAATATAAGCGGCATCTCGTGGTGATGCACTGGTGTCAACGTAATCGGCGCCATCGTCCGCAGAGAGAACCGTTGTCGTGCCCGTGTGTGCCAAATTACCTCTAAATCGATTCTTTAACTCATTCTTGTCGTCATCGCTGATTTCGCCCTTGACCACGAGTATCCCGCCTGGGCGGCCATCGTTCATTAAAAAATTACGGTTGTAGAGTTTTGCAAAGGTCTCAATTTCAATGGCAATACCAGCCGACTCCATTGGGGTAAGTGAGAGATACGGGTCAAGCGGGTGAGGTCTGCGTACCCACACGACATCCTCCGGCCTCATGACGATTACCCCGCCGTTTGGCATTGTTACTTCATATCCGGAGACAAATTTCTTGGCATCAGGGATTGGCGCGGTGTGCTGCGGGGGGAGAAGGTTCAGTCCTATAATCTCGCCGTTGCGACCCCGTACCTTTTCAATGAATGCGCCGCGCGTACCAAGCAGTAATTGGGATGAAAGCCGATAACGAAAGATGAATGAGTTTTCGCCAATGTTTGATTTGGTATTTAGAACCTCAAGAAGCGATGATTTCTTGGCGTTTTTGCGTGAGATTATTTCGCCATCGGGAGAGTTATCTTTTCGTAGCATGATGGGCAGGCGGGCCTGGTTGCCAGCAATGGCATCAATGCATCTTGCAACCCATGTAACTCGTTGCATCCCTTCTCTGTATGCACGTTCAATGTCCCATGAGTCCGTGTACGCCTTGCCAGCCAACCCCATGTTTTGTGCGATGGGCGCGCCAGGCCCAATCAGGGACTTTAGTGCCGATGGACCGAGGCCCTTGTTCCTAGACGAGTTCCATGCCATATTTATTCAAGACCTAACAGAATTCCGAGAATCCCACATGTAATGCCAGCCACGATTAATCCCGCTGGGGGGAATATGAGACCAGCGCCTATAGCCGTACACAGTATAAATGATGCCATTAATAAATTTGTTACAGTATTGCGATTTTTTAATGCCGTTTTTGTGCCCTCGATGAATTTGTTCATAATTGTTCCTTACTACTGTAGTCCATTATCATGGTCTAACCTAGGAGGACACTGTAAACGGAGACACAATGCCCGACTGGGAAAAAGTACTTGAATACCTCGAACCCAAGGAAGCACCGTATTGCCCTGAAGATGCGTCGCTAAACCAACGGGTGTTTCTCAGGTGTTACGCACTTGAGGCCCTATTCGGAGGTGCCGCAGGCGGCGGCAAATCCAGCGCCCTATTAATGGCGGCGCTTCAGTACGTAGATGTCCCTGGGTACTCTGCAATTTTGTTCAGGCGCACATTTGCCGACCTCTCGCTCCCCGGTGCTCTCATGGACCGTTTCCGAACATGGGTCGCAGCGTACGATGATGTCCACTGGAACAACAACAGTTTCATCGCCACATTCCCGTCTGGTGCTCGCGTAACATTCGGTTACCTTAATAATAAAGATGACTATCTGCGTTATAAGGGCAGCGAATTTCAATTCATCGGAATGGACGAGGTTACGGAAATCCGAGAATCGGACTATAGGTACCTGTTTTCTCGTTTGCGCCGTCCATCTGGCGGTCCGCTTTCACAGGTCCCGCTCAGGATGAGGTGTGCCTCAAACCCAGCGCCCAATTGGGTTAGACAGCGGTTCATCGTTGAGGGAATCTCCGAGAATCGCATATTTGTTCCGTCCAAATTGACGGATAACCCCGGAATTGATGCTGTCTCGTACCGACAGGCCCTTCAAGCCCTGGACCCCGTTGAGAGAAAACGGCTTGAAGAGGGGGACTGGTGGGCGACAACCCTCGGCAGCCTATTTGACAGAACATCAATGGTCATTATGGACCAACATGAAATTCCGCAAATTACATCGTCTGCTAGAACGGTTAGATTTTGGGACCTTGCCGCCACCGAGCCAAGTTCCAGTAATCCGAATCCCGACTGGACCGTTGGTACGTTGATGTTGTTTGACCAGGGCATATCGTACATTTTGGATGTCAAGCGCGCTCGGGTTAGCGGGGAGAAGGTCGAACAATTGGTGAGTCAAACCGCCTATGAGGACGGTCATGGGGTTCCGGTCCGCATGGAGCAAGAACCGGGTTCGTCTGGTAAGGCTATTATTGACCAATATGCCAGATATATTCTTCCTGGGTTTGATTTTGGGGGGATGCGGGCAACGGGCGACAAATTAACCCGCGCCCGTCCATTTGCGGCTGCGGTCGCCAACGGCAACGTCAGGTTGCTTAGGGGGGCATGGTTGACGGCGTGGTTGGACGAATTATGCTCATTTCCTGAAGCCGTTGACCACGACGACCAAGTTGACTCTGCGACTGGTGCGTTTACACATTTAACCGGTTTGGGGTTGCCGCAGAGGAAAAGAGTGAGTATCATCTGTTAGTAACTTATTAGAAGGGTGAACATGTTAAAAGAGCGCATTAAACAGATAAGCGATTTACTCATGGAACTAGACCGCGAGATTGGTCTTTATACAGCGACAAAGCCACCGGCTGAAGAAGCCTGCGAACTATTGGTTCAGTTGCATCAAGCAAAAGCCGACATGAGGGTTGTGTATGATGGTTTCTCGCACGGTGTGAGCCAGGTCATGCAGGACAACGCATCAATATTCGTCAGCGGTAGCGAAGTGGAAAAAAGTTATAGCACCAAACGAACCGGGTGGCAACACAAAGATTTAGCGCGAGTGGTGGCGGGGAAGTTGTATCAGATGTCCATTGATATGGACACGGGTGAGGTTCAGGTCAGCCCCGGTGACCTAATTGCACAACTGCTTGATTACGTGCAGCCCGCGTACTGGAAAGTGACGGCGCTCCAAAAATTAGGTCTGAATGCAGATAACTACTGTATTGCGGGAGAAACAAAAGTAAGTATCATTATCCGAAAGGGAGGACAAGGGCATGACAACAACTGATATATATCAGCAATTAACTGAGGCATTCCCACCAGAAATGGAACGGAACTTAAGCAAGGGGGGCACGAACCTCACCTACATCCCAGTGAGCGAGGTAATCAACCGATTGAATAAAACCCTCGGCGTCGACCAGTGGTCTTTCACGGTAGAGATGTGCGAACGCGATGCAATTGATACTGATTTCGTAATCGCTCGTGTTCGCCTTGTATGGAATACCGTCCCCGAGAGTGAGGGTGCATATGCTCGGCGCGTGGTGCGCGACGGAATTGGTGGGCAAAAAATTAACCGCACCAAAGCTGGTGCCATCGTTGATTTGGGCAATGACTACAAGGGCGCGGTGTCGGATGCTTTGAAAAAGGCAGCACAAACACTTGGCGTTGCTTTGTACTTGGCTCGCTCTGATGATGCGATAGAGATTGAGCTAGCGATGGACGCACCGGCTGTATCGGACGAAGCGATTGAAGCATTCAATACGATTGTGGCACTAAGCAAAACTTTCAACAAGGAACAGAAAGATGAGATGAACAGCAAGTGGCTTGAGATTGCAGGAGACCTGCCAAAGCCTCGTAAGGCAACCGACGCCCCCGTGGAGATGCTCAAGGCACTCCATGACGAGGCAGTAAGGTTGTCCTTCCATGGAACTCTCATCACAAAGTAAATTACCTGACCCAATAAACCCACCGCCGTATTTATCGGCATCTTCTATTTCAACATGGAAGCAATGCAAACTTAAATACAAGTACAGCAGGCTGGACAAAATCCCCGAGGGGACTAGTGAAGCGCTGTTGATGGGTTCGTTTGTGCACGAGGTCTTGGAGCACTTTTATGCACGCCCTGCGGGTGAGCGTAATTTAGCAAACGCTAAAGCAATGTGTTCCTATGTGTGGACAAAATCCGAATGGGGCGAACAGGTCAAACAGGTCCTCTCTACTGGTGGACAGGTGCGACAGTTCCGATGGAATTCGTGGTGGTGTCTAGAAAACCTATGGATTATAGAGAATCCCGAGTTGATTGTTCCGGCGGGTATTGAGATTGAAGTCAACGGCCCAATTGGCGGGAGTGTTCCCGTTAAGGGATTTGTTGACAGGTACTCATTAACAGATGCGGGTGCATTGAGGATTAGCGATTACAAAACCGGCAAGGCCCCAAAGAAAAAAGAATGGCTTGACGAAAAATGGTATCAATTAACAATTTATGCCATATTGCTAAAGGCAAAAACCAATTTACCTATTGAAGAGTTGGAGTTACTATTCCTTAAAGAAGCCATAAAATTCACCAAAAAACCAACGGAACGGGAAATTGATGAAGTCGCATCGGACATCGTTGCGGTTCACGCCGACATCTTAAGCGCATGCGAAACACGAGAGTTCCCAACAACGGTATCAAAACTATGTAATTGGTGCTCGTTTAAGCCAATCTGCCCGGCACACAACAAACCACGGAAAGCACTTGTATGACAAACGAAACTTTTGTAAAATTGGTAGCGGAAGAAGTCAAAAATAAACTATCCCCCATGCAGCGCGCCGTGCTATTACAAAAAGAGAATTGGGGGGGCTGGCGAGATGCCCTGGTGTCTCTAGCGTCAAACCTTGAGTCGCAGATACAACAAATTAATGCTGATGAAAAAACGGACAAAGAGCGCTACGCGGCATTCGGGTCTGACGGAGAAAAATTAATGCACGAGTCATCGCATGCCTACAAAAGTAGAGCCTCAAAAATCAACAGGTTTAAATTCCATGTTGAAAGACGTCTTGACGATGTAACCAAGATGATTGAAACCGATGTAGTCCTTGAATCAGCCGGATGGGATGATGTCGCTTTCTATCGGCGCGCCATCAACGAACATAGAGTTCTGTTACGAGAGTACGACCTTGAAGAAACCCCTATTGACAAGGCCCTCTGGGCCGCGCTTGATAAAAAATGGGAGTTTGATACGGTGGCAATGGTTTTTAATGATTCGTAGACGGAGTGCAAAAAAAGAAGAAGAATACAAACTGCGCCGTCCATTCGTTGCCGAGATTCTTTCTTTATATCCGACTTGTCAGGCGTGCCCGATATTTGCCAAACATGATGAAAAAGTTACATACGTGTGCAGATATTCTACCGATGTGCATGAACTCAAAAGGCGCTCACAGGGCGGTTCAATACTTGACCCAGCTAATGTCCTCGCGGTTTGCAGACCCTGTCACGCGCGAATTGGGAATTATCCCCAATTGGCATTTGACCTGGGCTTAGCGAAGCACGGATGGGAAGCCGACTGAGGCACGGATATACTAAGTGTACATTTAAATAAATTATAAAAAAAGTCAATGGCTTACACTTTTGAGGGTAACTCGTTATGTACACTTGTAATCCTTAGGACCGTTATAGGCGAAAAAACTGGGTGAGGAAACTTGCTCAGTTTTTTCGTCCGTTGGATTAGTATTCGTAGTCATGAACCTGCTTGCATTGGACCTTTCCCTTGTCTCAACGGGATATTGCCACAACGGGGTGACGGGTGTGCTCGGAACCCCAAAGCGCGGTGTTGAGCGTCTGGTTGTATTATCGGAAGCAATTTCTGACCTTATTCGTGAATTCTCTATTGATGTCGTGGTAATCGAGGGTTATTCGTTTGCCTCCCGAAGCGGTCAGGCGTTTTCAATCGGCGAACTGGGCGGGGCGGTTAGGGTGGTCATACATAAATTGGGGATTCCATACATTGAGGTGCCACCAACCTGTAGGGCAAAATTTGCTACGGGCAAAGGTAATGCATCCAAAAACGAAGTTGTTTCGGCGGTGTCTGCCCGAACTGGGATTGTGTGGCAAAACCCTGGTGCCGACGACAAATGTGATGCGTGGATTCTGGAAGAGATGGCGCGTTGCTATTTGGGGTTGAGCCAAATTGAATGGCCAAAGGTCAATAAAGAAGGCTTAAAGGCAGTAGATTGGTCTTCACTAGATGTTTCACGAAAGGATAACTAGACATGCGGAGCGCGCCTATTAGTCAGGTGGAAATTGAGCAAGAGATATTGCGGTTTCTTAAAGAACTAGAGAGTCACACTGAGGCATTTGAAACCCTCGCCGTCGACGGTGCCAAAAAGGATTCCAGGCTTAAGGGCGCATGGGCGACAGAATATCTTTCCGCAAAGGGTTCAATCCGCGAGCGCGAGGCATGGGCCGACTATAAACTTGCCGACCAAGACTTTGAATCTAAAATCGCCGAGGCGCTTGTTAAGGCAAAGAGGGAAAAATTGCTATCCCTGCGTACGAGTATTGACGCACTGCGAACCCTTAATGCAAATGTGAGGGCGCAGGTATGAAGGGTAATATCCACGAGTCATTATCTGGCCTTGCCGTTCCGGTTTCGTCACTCAAGCCGCTTGAGAACAATCCCCACAAGGGTGATGTTGATGCCATTGTCGCGTCTTATTATGAATTCGGACAAATCAAACCGATAGTCGCTCGGCGCAACGATGACGGTACGGCAACCGTCATCGCTGGCAACCACCAATTATTAGCGGCGATAAGGCTTGGATGGGAAGACATTGCATGTATATTTTTTGAAGGTGATGAGTCTCGGGCTATTGCTTTTGCGATTGCGGACAACCGGACCACTCAGTTGGGTGAGACCGATGAAGCCATGCTCTCGGGCTTGTTACTGGAAATCTCCGATGAGTTTTCTGAACTGATGGCAGGGCTCGGATGGGACGAGTTTGATATTGCTGCACTTGAAGAGATGTCCTCAATAGAAGAAAGCGACCTTGCAACAAGTACGTCGTTTACCCCCCCAATCATCCAGCGCCCAGTGTCTGAACTCGTCAAGGAAATGAACGGGAGCCTTGAAGCAACGGATGAGTTTTCGCATGCCGAGATGGCAGCCACTGGGAGCACGGTCGCAACTGGCTCTAAATCCGCCAATGCAATTGTCCAATACACGATTGTCTTTGATGCTGTTGAGCAACAGGCTAAGTGGTACGCGTTTATTCGGTGGCTTAGAAGTAGCCCGTCAATTGACGGCAACACAACTTCGGAAAGATTGATGAATTTCATCGCCGAGCACTGCGAAATTTAGTGACTCGTCAACGTCTGTTTCTTGATATGTCTTGTGTGGATGCTGCGCGCGCTCGCATTCGTCATGTTTACGATACCTTTGACACCGTATGTATACAGTTTTCTGGCGGTAAAGATTCTACTGCCGTACTTTATCTAGCGAAAGAAATCCACGAAGAACGCGGACTTGGTCCGGTGAAAGTAATTTTCCGGGACGAGGAAATGGTGTCCCCGGTGGTGATTGATTACGTAATGAAGGTACGTGATTATGACTGGGTTGACCTTGAGTGGTACTGCCTTCCGTACGGTGCGGAAATTTGGATTCTCGGCAGACGAGAGTCCGCCATTTTGTGGAGCGAGCGACGACGGTTAAGTGGTGACTGGATTCGCCCAATGCCAGATTTCGCAATCAATGCAACCCACTTTGGCTTGACCCACGATGCCCCTTTGCCTGAATCGGTTGATTACTACACGATGCAGGGGAAGGCGGGCCGGGTTGCATTCATTACTGGCGTTAGGGCGAACGAATCAATGATTCGGTATAGGTCGTGTGTGCAAAAATTGCATGAAAACTACATAGTCATTCCATTCAGAATGAAAAAGGGAATTCCCCTAAGGTTTGCTAAAATAATTTACGACTGGCAAATGGACGATGTTCTCAAATTTATCACCGAAGAACACGGGGCCGAGTATTGCGAGTATTACGACCTCGCCGCGCTGACGGGAAGCAACACTCGTGTCGGCATACCCCTGCACTCTGTTGCGATTCGCAGAATCGGGGATGTCATTGCGACTGAGCCGGAGTTTTATGACCGACTCGTAACCGTGTATCCCCGAATTGACTCGCAACGGCGCTTGTGGCCCGACTTTGACGTTGATGGACTCATTAATATGTATTCGCATGACGGCTTCGGTGGGGCCGGAAAGTTCATTGATGATTTTATTGTTGGAGAAACAAAACAGCGCCGAGCGAGGGCATTTGTTGCTCAGTTCAGGAAAAAGCATGTTCTTGACGAATACTCATATCCTATTAGTTGGCTGATTCGGAATTTATTGCTGAACGAAATAAATGTAACATCGGCGTCGCCGATAGGCCCCGGCACACGGGCGCACACAATACGAAAAACGGAAATGGTGGACGTGATATTAGATGAAAGTTGAAATGGTAAAAATAGAAGATATTAAGCCATCGGAGTGGGCGGCCACATATATCCTCAGACCCGACCTCCTTGTTCTGTCCGTGTCAATAGCCGACAACGGGATTTTGTCTCCATTATTGGTGCGCCGGGGGACGGGGGAAATTATTGACGGGCATCAACGGTTCTATCTGGCATCACAGAATCATCACATCAGAGAAAAGATTAATGGCGTTTTACCAGTGACGTATATTGACTGTGGAGCCCTACAGGCGATGATTCTTCATGTGCAGATGAATAGGGCGCGGGGCAGCATCGTAGCAAAACGGCTATCGCAGATTGTCAGAAAGCTGTCTTTTTCAAAAGCGGTATCAACGGCCGAGTTCGACCGCCTATTTTGCATGAAACATGACGAACTAGAACTCCTGCTAGAGGGGACACTGGTGAAGATGCGAAAAATCCACCAACACACCTACTCAAGGGCATGGGTCCCCATTGAGGTTCCGGCTGCGGAATTGGGCAGTGTGGTCATAGAGCGCCCACCAAACGATGACCGATAACACGGTTCGTTTGGCGAATCAATGGTAAAATCGGCTTGTCGATAATAACGGTCCGAGGAGTTTGTCTATGCCTACCCCAGAAGTTGGTGGCGAAGAGGGTACAAGTTTACTGAAGCGCATTGGCCGCGCTGCGCAATTATTCACACAGGGTCTTAGGGGTGGAATTAGAGATTTCCGGAGACCGCGAGCAAGGGCTCGTTCTCGCAGGGGTGACTTTAGGCGCGGGCGACGAGATGTCCAGCGCGGAACAGGGTAAAGGAACAACACCATGGCATTAGTCTCTCTAGCGGAACTTAAAACATACATGGACATCAGTCTGACGAACCGTCAGATGGATGCCGTTGACTTCGTCCTCGCAGGGCTCCAGAGCGAACTTGAGACATACCTACGCAGACCCGTAGAACTAACCGAGTTTACCGAAGTAATTAGGCTGAATTCTGAGTTCACGGGAATTCCGATGTCATCGTTTTTTACAAACTCAAGTCGGAATGAGTCATCATTCTATGGGACGAACTATGGGACGAACGCCGGCGGCAGTATGACAACATGGTTAGAGCCGCCAATGACCGTGTATGTTGAGAATGCCCCTATTATAAGTGTTAGCAGCGTCACCTATCAAGCGCTAAGGGCGACCTCGGGGACACTATTGGTTGAAGAAACCGACTACGTGGTTCGCAAATTCGGTGTCGATGTATACCGGGCATCTTCAGACGACAAAGTGACCATCGTCTATACGGCGGGTCTTAATGGCACCACAATCCCAATTTTCAAATTAATGATTCTTCGGGCGGCGACACGAGAAATCCAAAATATGCATGATGATGTCGTTGGACTGAAGGACCTAGAAACCCGCAATGTGGCCCCATTGACGACAGGGTTTATGGAGTCGGAGTTAATGGCTCTAAAGAAATTTAGACGCAATAGGATATAAATGGCAACTTATACAAAAATTAAAATAACAGTGGATGCCAAACGGGCAATTCAACGAATGCACGACATGAAGCGTCGAGGGCGCGATTTCGTGCCACTTTTTGAAGAAGCCAGAATCGCTATGGAGGCATGGAATTCCGCCAACTTCACCCAGGGGGGGTTGCCCAGCGGCAAGCGGTGGAATGCTCTTAGTGCGGATTACTCTTCATGGAAACGTCTAACGCGCCCCGGCGCACCCCTGATGGTCAGGAGTGGGAGGTTATTCAGGAGTCTGGTCAGTCTCCGTGGCAACCCAAATGTTATTACCCCGTTGTATGCGGAATTTGGAACAGACCTTGAGTATGCAAAGTTTCATCAATACGGCACAACACGGATGCCTAAGCGCAAAATCGTGTTTGAGCCGCCGATGTTTGCCCGTCGCATGGGTAAAGCTGCGGCACGGTACCAGGCGCATGGGTTAATTGATTCATCCAGCCTACTGAACACCAACATCTAGCACTATGGCCGCCATTACGGAGTTGATGCACGGACCACAGTTCGCTAAATCGTATGTCAGCGACTACCTTCAGAGCGACATCCCGTTGCGGATTATTGATTACCAGAATGAGTGGCAAGCGGATGGGACGGAGTTGCCGACGCCAATCAAATACCTTACCTACGAGCCAATTGCACTTGATACATGGCCAACCATCATTACCGTAGCCATCTCAACCAATAAGTTTGACCTAATTGACTACAATGCAACCGACCCCATCTATCGGGTCACCTATTCTCTTCGGACATACGTCTGGGTTCGGGCGGACGGTTCCGAGGAGGTTACCATCATGCGTGACAGGCTAACAACCGTAGTCCGAACCGCCCTTTTGGACTATCCGTCAATGAGGTCAACCGACGACAGGGTGTCATGGTTGGCGAAAATGGACGAAAACTCATTGAGGGAGGAATTTTCTGACCTAACCCTATTAAAGGGCGACAGGGTTCTGGCTGGCGCTTACCTGTCTTACGATTTCACAATTGACGAAATAGTCAGACGACGGACGATTGGGACGATAGAAGAAATTGACATGAAGGTAAAACTGACGGGCGGGCCGAATTCCGCCCTCTCGTTAGATGCCTAATAATAAGCGTGTACAATATAGGAGTTGTTGGTAACAGGAGATTTATGAATTGCAAGACATTTCAGGAAATTAAACTGGGAGCAAAGATTCCAGATACCCCAGATGTTGTTTGCCTATGCAGTAACACCACCGGGGACAGGTTTGATATCGGGAACAACGGGGTGGTTTTCCCCCCACGCAGTTCGGCAATTATTAGTGCGGACTACTGCTCTGGTTCCCCGGAGATGATTGCGGCCATTGCTTCTGGCGCGATAAAGGTTCACGGGGACGTGCCAAAAGCGGCCAGCGCCCCATCAAAAAAATATGCGAAAAGTGTTCCCGCAGAGCAAGTTGTGGAAGTTGCATCAACTGAAGCAAAAAATTGGGTACAATCTAATGAAACCGACGAACAAAATTCGTCACCTAAGACGACAAACTAGCGAGGTGCCATGCCAGGCGTAGTCATTAACACAGCAGTAAGAACAGGTCCCAACACCCCCTCAACAGTTGAGGCCGCGCAGGCATTCTTTGTCGGCATCGCAGACCGTGGTCCAACCGCGGCGGCAACCCTCGTCAAAAACATTGAGGAGTTCGCACTTCTTTACGGTCCGTACTCATCCTCCGCCTACCTGCAACCGACGGTTGAGACATTTTTTGAAGAAGGTGGCACCCAGTGTTACGTTGCGCGAGTAACTGGCACCAGCGCTGCGTCGTCAACGCTCAATATTGAAAATGCCACCCCTGCGACCGCAATCATCATTACCGCCAACGGTCATGGAGTTTGGGGCGACGATTTAGCAGTTACGGTTACGGCCGGAACACTAAGTGGCACCATTAATATTTCATTCACGTACAATGGTACCAAAATTGGTAATACTGGCAACTGTGCAACAAACCTAATTGCAATCGGCAAAATTAATTCGGATGCCACTTTGAGCAAGTATGTAATTGCATCTAGTGGCGTTGGCGTTGATACAATTGCCGCCGCCGTCGAAGCTACTTCTCTTGCCTCCGGGGCTGCTGGTTCAACTCCATCTAATGCCCAGTTGGTTACCGGTCTTGCATTATTCAGTGATTCATTCGGCACGGGCGCTGTTGCATGTCCGGAATCTTCACACGCGGACGTTTATACCGGTCTTGTTGACCATGCAAATGACTTCAACCGCATCGCTATTTTGCACGGTGGTTCATCTGACTCCATTGCCACAACAAAGACGCTCGGTCAGACAATGTCCGCCCTTGATGATGCCGAACACGCCGCGCTGTACTACCCATGGGTGTATGTACCATCAGCAGTCGCTGGTGTAAACAATCTTACTCCGCCAGATGGATATGTTGCGGCAAAGCGTTCTGCTGTTGTCAACACTACCGGTACTCACCAGCCATACGCTGGTTTACCATCAGTGGCTCAATGGGTCAACGGCGTGGTCACCGATGTGAGCAAAGCCAACGGGGACCTATTGGATGACGAGCGTGTAAATGCGATTCGGGTAATTGCGAATACGGTGCGTATTTATGGCGCTCGTTCACTTTCAACCGATGACTCAAATTACCGCTTCATCACATCACAGGACACCGTCAACGATGTTGTCACGCAGGGCTATCGCACCCTTGAGGACATCTTGTTCCACACCATTGATGGTCGGAACCATTCGTTTGCCAATATTGAGGCACGCCTTATTGCGGTGCTTGAGGGATTCAGAATTAAGGGAGCCCTTTACGAAGCATTCAACACCAATGGTGTTAGACTTGACTACGGCTACACGGTTAAGTGCGACAACTCGCTAAACCCAGTAGCCCAGTTGGCTACGGGTCTAGTAAAAGCCCGCATCGGTGTCAGGGTTTCAAGCATCGGCGACAAGATTGAAGTCAACATCATTAAATCAAACCTGACCACATCAGTCGTTTAATAACGGAGGAATAAGGAAATGGCAAAAGTAGCACAAAGACAAGTACTGGCTGAAATCGTTAAGGGCAACCGCAACACTGTCACGACCGGCGCATCGGCACCAAGCTTCCCCCCTTCATTCAGGTTCGCCCAAGTTTCGGGCGGGGAGATTACGGCATCCGTGGAGAAAATCTACGAAGGCGGCGCGAGTCGCCCGACCGTATTGTGCGCACCAGCCGAAATTGGTGACATCACGCTGACGGCCCATTATGACGATGATGCAGCGGCAACGGGTATCGCAAGAAGCATTCGTGCCCTGCGCCCCCTGATTGGTCAAGTTTTTTACGATGTAAACATCAAAACATATGACTGCAACATTGAAGTCAAGGGGACCGATAGGGTCTATACAAATGCACTCCTTGTGGGTCTTACCGAGCCAGACGGCGACTCGTCGTCTGGTGCCCCGGCAACCTTTGCACTGACCTTTGCGGTCAGCGACGTGAGCGTCCCGGCAGAAGTCTAACAAATAGCCCCTTGGGGCGAAATTGGGCGTTTCTTTAGTTGCAATATTGCGCGCATCTGCCGTGCTAGGTTTACATCAAGCCAACCAATTACAACAAAGGACACACCCATATGGTCAGTGAACTATACGAAGACGACACGCCAGCGACAAAGGATGAAAAGCCCGTATCGGCTAAAGCGAAAACATCCGGCAAGGATATCGGCAATACGGTATTGAGCAAATTGACCGCCGCAATTCAGGCAAAAGTTATTCGCCCAGACGTTTACGTTGACGTCCCAGAACGACCAGGTGTGAAACTCCGCATCAGCCCAAATATCACTCAGCAGCAAATGAAGCACTGGCGCAAAAATGCCGGCGATGAGACACGCGCGGGGATGGATGCGACGAAATTCGCGGCATGGGTAGTTGGCAACACGACTCAGGGCATTCATTTCAATGATGATGAGGTTCTTGACAACGATGGCTATGAACTTAATTTCGCCTCAACTGAGGTTTTACACATGACCGACCAAGTTCGTCCAATCCCAGAAGCGGTACGAGCATTTTTCGGGCTCGACCCACACGTAGAGGCCGCCGCAGTTGCAATTCTTGATGCCTCAGGGTATTCGGACACAATTGAGGCCGTGGACCCTACGAAGGGGTCTACGACGAATTAGTAGATGACACCCGCGTCGTCACGGCGGCGCGGCTCGGAGAACTATTCGGCTGCGACCCAATCCGATTACTTGATTGCACTGATGAGGAATGGCTGATACGCCTAGCATGTGGTAAAGTTATATCACAAGACCGCGAAGCTGAAGCAAAGCGGGCCAAATCCTAAGATTTAGTCCTGTCGGCTTATTACCACTACTTGGGGCACCCAATGGCTGACGAAAAAGTCACAATCAAGATTGAAGTATCGTCTGATGATTCTGCCATTGACAAAACTCGCCGGAAACTTGAGCGCCTTGCCAGGTCGGAAGGAACGTCTCGCAAACGCAATGCCAATAATGCCGCCGCTGCGAAAAAGACCATACAGGATTATGGGAAAACGGCTGACACCCTAAAAAATACAAGCCGCAAATGGAAGAAACATTTTGACAGTCTTGACAAGATGGTCCAAATGATGGGCAAGGGCTTGATGAAATTCGTCACGGGAAGCTTGAAAATCGTCGTTGCCGAAATGGTCCTGTTGGGTGCCGCAATGATGTTGGTTCACGGCTTTTTTGCCATTGGTCAGGGCATAATGAAGCTTTATCGCGGTGCCATGAAAATGACCGCTGGTGCAATGGCTGGTCTGACTATCGCCGCGGGCACACTGGCGGCAGCGATGCGCGAACAGCAAGCAGCAATGTACGCATTTGCAACAACAAATCGCAAAGAATTTGGTAGCACCCTAAACCAGGCCAGAGTAAACATGCGGATGCTTACTCATGATACAGAATTGGCCGCTGTCGGCACGGATAACCTCGTCGCTGCTTATGGGGCAATTATTAATAAGACTGGGAAATTTAATGCCTCAAGTGCGTCAATGCTCAAGGGGTTGATGGATTTTGCATCCGCCGGTCAAGACCTGAAAACGGGCACAAAAGCAGCCGCCGACCTTGTTGGGGAACTGCAAAAAGTAGGTGGTTCATACGACTCAATTAAAGCATCGGCCCTAAAGCTTGGACCACAAATGAAAAAGGCTTTAGATGAATACGAGAAATTAGTCAAAACTAGGGGCGGAAAAAAAAGCAAAGACGACTTAATTAAAGCCATTACCAGCGGAGAACTGGCAAAGATGGGTGGCGTTGAGGGGCAATTTGCGGCAGTCAACTCAACCTTGATAAGCATGTTTAAAGCAACGATGACTGGATTCAAAAATCAGTTTGCAGATTTTGGTCAGGTATTTTTGGCACCAGTCAAAAAAGAACTTGAGGAAGTTTCGCGCATTTTTAAGTCCACATTTCAAAGGGTTTTTGGCGAAATTGAGGCCTTTGGCACGGGCGGGTTTATTGACAAGATTTCCGATGCGGCCCAAAAGGTTTCAGATTTAATTATTCACCTAACCCGCGATTATCTACCGGATTCGGTCGACATGTTTTCCAGAATGGCCGACAAATGGAAAATGTTCACAGAGGGCTATAACCGAATGCTTGACTTCCTGAGACCGTTAACTGACGGCGCTGGGGTAATTGAAGATATGCTCAAAAACATTCTCGGCCCAATATGGGTACAACTAAAAGAAAAATTCGGAACATTTAACGCTGAACTTATAAAGCACCGAACTAGCTTTCTTGAATTCGGAACAGCGGTCGGAACATTGATAACGAGAATCGGCAATTACGTAAGTGTCGTTAGAGCGATGTTCATAGAAGCAATGCCGTTCATCACAAAAATCGTTGATGGCATCACATTGATGGTAGATAAATTCACAAGCTTTCTAGGCATTTTCACTAAGGTGATGAAGGCCATGACCGGTGGGGGCGAGGGCGGTATTGGTTCGTTCGCTGGATTAGCCGGAATTATTGCTATGTCAAGAAAAATGAAAAACAATGCTGGCGGGTGGGTTGGCCAATCCCAGAGTGGAATTCGGCAGGCGGCCAATATGAATGTAACCGCAGGCGTGGTAAACGTCAACGGTAGACCTGTCGCCTCGTACGGCCTTAAATCAAACCCTGGATACCAAATAGCAAATAACAATGTAACTACTCCGTCCCTGGGTTACGGCAGACCGGGCGCAGGGCCCGGTTCTGGTCCGAGTACTCGTGTTCGTGCACCGGCGGTACCATTGAGCCAACAGCGCGTTGGGGGCCGGATGGTAAGTTTTTCCGAAACTGGGCGCGGCACGGGCCCAATTGACCGAAGCCAATTAAATATAACTGGTCAACGGTTTCGGTCCGGTGTATTTGTTCCTGCGGACCAGCGCGTTGACCCGGTAACTGGGCGAAAAACCGTAACTGCGTCTGGGCGCATAATCCGCGGGCGAGAAAGTTGGATAGCACGAAGATACGGGGAATCTCAAAGGCATGGTGCCACAGGGTTCGGGTCTGGCCCAAGTAGTCCTGGGGCCAGCAGCGGAAGATTTACAAACTGGGCTGCAGATAAATATCGCAAAAGGCTAGTGGGGAGTTCGCAGTATCTTGGTACGGGCGGTGGCGCCAAGGGACTATGGCCCCTTAGCGTTGGTGCGACAACTGGTCCCGGTTCAAGCACATTCAACCCAAAGTCTAGGCTTGGCTCAAGAATGCACAAGTTTTACGGTGGCAGTGCATACAACAACTGGTGGGCCCCCGATAGTGCTGACCCCGAGAAGACTGGTCCGCGAGAACGCAAAACTCTGATGGGTAGGCGACTTCAGAAAATAGGTTCAGGTGCGCGTGGCATCCGAGAAAGCCGTGCCGGGCAAGCGGTCCAAAAGGCCAACAGGGGAATGGGTGCTGGCATGGGGGCATCAATAGGGATGGGGTTGCTTTCTCAGAAAATGGACCCATCCGCGCAGGGAGCCATGGCTCTCGGTGCATCTATCGCAATGTTTAATCCATTGTTAGGTCTTGCAATTGGTTTTGGCGGTGCTGCCCTTAATGCCAAAAATGCCAAGGGCGGTGCGGGGATGGGTGCGGCGGCTGGTGCAGCAATCGGAAGCATGATTGCCCCGGGTATCGGAACTGCCGTTGGTGCCTTTATCGGGCTTGTTGGCGGCGGCATCATGGGCCACATCAACCAGCAAAAAGCACAAAATAAAGCAGCACAGGGCGCTGCATCTTCAATGCTCGCCAGTCAACAAAGGGGCGCTTTTGCGAAAGCGGGTTTAGCAATTGCAAATCAAAAAGGGGTCGGCGATTCGTCTATAAAAAATATCTTTCCTGAGATATTGGGGCAGGGAGAGGTCTTGAGCAAGTTGGCGGCATCGGCACTTGTGTCCACAGGCTCTGGGGAGGTTCAGGCAGGGCGTCAGCGCGCGGCCGCTAAGGACATTGTAGACAATCAAGCTAAATACGGCTCAAAACTAACGGAAGAAGAATCCAAATCTGCACTAGTAACACCAAAACAGTTTTTGGAAAAGTTAGTAAAAGAACAAGGGGAAAGAATGAAGGTTGGCACTGCGCTGAGTGAGACTTACGGCAAACGGGTCAAAGAGTTAGGGCGGATTTCTGGAAAATCAGAAATGGAAGTTGAGAATCTTGCACGGACGATGAATGTCAATCTTATGGATGCAAGCATGTCTTTTACCGATGTTTTAGAAAAAATGGGGATGGCCATCACTCTTACAGCGGCGCAAATGAAGGGCATACAAACCGACATTGCTATCAAAAATCTTGAAATGTTTCAAGAAGCGATTACCCAACTTGAAGCGCCAAAAATATTAGACGAAAAACTATCGGTGCTACGCGGTCAGATGGATGCGAGTGGCGGAATTTCGGATACAGACCTCATGAAAGGAATGGCGGATGTCCTCCCCGACATCATCGCACAAGCCGGTGGAGGCCTGCAGGGGGCACTAAAAGCCCAAAAACTACTTGGTCGTGGTGGGTCGGCATACAGCCAAAAAGGTGCCGATGGTCAAATTGGCTATCTATACGGCAAAGAGGACACCGTTTATTCTGGTAATAGCGGCATGGTGATGGATAGATTTCTTGCCCAAACGGTCCGCGACCAAGGAGTGAATTTAGGCGGATTTATAAACAATCAAATGATTCAGGGAACCGGGGATGGCGGGGGGCGCAGCGCTCTCAACTCAGAATTATTTTCTGGGTATATTTCGCGGTTAAGCAAAACTAATGCGGGCGCGGCGTCGGGGCTAAGTAGCGCCGTTGAAAGCAACTCCCTTTTTGAGGGTGTTGACATGGCGAGTCAGAGTGCAATCGTAAAAGCATTTCAGGTTTACGATAAAAACTTTACAGCCCAAGATGTCGGGTTGGGGTCTGTTGCCAGCGACCAAGACATGGCGCTTTCGCTTGGAAAAATATCCGACCTTGATGAGTCATTGCAAAAAGTGTTTGACAAGTTTATTACCGAGTTTGGAGTTTTCTTCAAAAGCGACGCCGCTAATCAGCCCGCATGGTTTACGGCAGAAGCATTTAAAACATTGATTGACGAGATGAAGAAACTTGATATACCTGATACATCATCGCCACGGGGCGCTAATTTTGGCGATACAACGTCTTCCCGTTTAGCAAGGACAATGGGTCGTCACTCCGCAATGGATGGACAACTAACTGGCTCTCGGACCGTGACATCGGCCTACAGAACAACCGGTCTTGGCTCGCCGAGTTCCGACCACGTTATGGGTCGCGCTTATGACCTAACTGGACAGAACCTCGGCGCATATGGGCGTCTCGTGCAGTCAAATGGCGGATTTGCGGAGTTCCACGGAGTAAACGGTAGTCGTCACCTTCATGTTGTCCCTGGCGCTGGCCCCACGGGCGACACAACCGCCCCTGCATCATTTGGTTCATATTCACCAACGGGTCAATCTGGCACTACGGTCACTAACACCTATAATATTTCCGTTGAAGCGGGTAGTCACAGCGCTAATGAAATAGCGGAAATCACTATGAGAAAGATTAAATCCATGCAATACAATAATTCGCAGAGGGCATAATGGCCGTACCGATTCAAAGTGCATACACGATTCCAACTGGGGTAACTACATTTCCTGCCGCTAGCTTAAAGTACCTATCTCAAGGGATTCTAAGCGATGGCATGGTTGGAATTGGTGCCACCACAAACGAATATGGTTCGCAGTGGGGTGCGGCTAAAAGTCTGATATTGCGTCCGGTCGCAAAAAAACTACACATACGACAAAAAACATGCTTAAAAGTCTCGCCCTATACCCCATTGGTGACTAACGAATTTTGGGTGCCCGTATTTGAGGAACTTGACCCCGTTTTCTACGGTGCCTCCAAAAATCAAATTACAGCTAATTCCCCATGGTTAAAACGCGGCACCCTATGGCCACTGGGGCAAACAACCTACTGGATACCCAGCGCCGTATCAGCAAGTGGAACAATAACTAATTGGTTTAGATTGGGTAACTCGCAAAACATGACGTCACTGTCTGTCTCTGGGCCCGCATTTGCATCAATACCGGACAATGGTTGGACGGTTGGTTCGGACGCGTCGTATAATTACAAATGGTCGGCGATAGATTCGGCATTCGCAAACGTTGCACTTACCAGCGCCGAAACCGCACCCCCAGTAACAAAGCTCGGCGACGTTAGCTTGGGTGGCATTTTCAAGAAGGGGGCTTTGTCGCCTTACAATTTGCAGGAATATCAGGCATCGGCAGGGCTTAAAACTTTATCGGGGACACCCGTTACGCCGTTTACCGTGGCGGGCGTTCCTGGCTCTACTACTGGTTACGCATTTTATTGGAGTCCATTTTTTATAACAGTTGCCAATATCAAATTACCAATATTTGTTACAAACGACACCTTGGTACGAATTCAGGCTTGGAGAAACCAGGCGACCCATCCTGTTGCCCCGGCGACAATACCGTTGTCCTATAATGGATGGAACATCAATACGGCCAAATTTATTGAAAATGCCGATGCCCCAGGCAACGATGGAATACCGGAAGTTCTAGCAACGGCTATTGAAATAACCGAAGCCAACTTTGATTTTCTTGAAAGTTGGACCGAGGGTGCAAACCTTGTGAAAAAGAACTTAGTCGTGACCAATCCAACAAAGTGGATGGTACTGCCGCGGCGATACAAGGTTGGTGTCGCTATCAACTCTGGGTTTCCCGGGGCTAGTAAAGGTTATAGTTCTGGAGTCTTTGGCACTCAGGATATTGCGGTCTCAGCGACAAAGTTTGGCTTTTATAATCCCGCTAATTACCCTCCGGCATTCAATCACTTTGGAATTTTTAATACTCAATCACATGCGACGGCATACGCAAATTACATTAATAATTTAATGCCCTATATCGCCCTAAACACAGCCGGGCCGATTGATGGGTTTATTCAAAAGAGCACGACAGCAACAACAAAAGTTAGTTTTGACCCTCGGGGGCTGTATGGAATACCCGATGGCACGATAACGTTCTCTAATTTACTCGGTGGCGCGCCCGTTCAACCGCAACTGGCACAAACGGACATAGAAAAGGGCTTAGGGCTCGCCAGTGGCGGAAAACTAAATTATGATGCTGCCGTTATGTATCTCATCAAACAGGGTTCAGCAACCCTGAATTTAGACACATTGAATACATTGTTGCGAATGATTGATGCCACTGACGAAATGACCGACCCGTTGAGTGTAGTAAAGACACGATTTTTAGAACAAATACGATTGGTGTACGCCAACCTGCTCGGGGCACAGGGGGTCACCGGGGAAATGCTAACCAACCGTGTTAATGCGCTCATGCTCGCAATTGGCACCGCAGCGAGCTCTGGTGGCTCTGGTGGCTCCGGCAGGTCTGGTGGGTCCGGTGGGTCTGGTGGGGTGCCTAGGCAGCCTGGCGGCGGTGCCACCCCCGCCACCGAGAGCATGCGTATTCGGCTTCAGGCCCGAGGTCTGGCTGGATACATTAAACCAACTGGTTGGAATACGACAAGCAAGCCAACGCTAGTACAGCAATATTCGTACACAAAAACATCAAAAAATACCGCAGGCCAAGAGCAGTTATCGCAGGTAATTATGTCCGAACCGTTGCGTTATGAATTTCCATACATCCCAATTAATGTTCAGTATTCTGGACTCGGTGCACAGTGGACAGAAATAGAACGTAAAGCAAACTTTCCTATTGTTGATTTTCAGTCTTTCCAGTTATTAAAAATATCATTTAATTTTGACGTGGCCGATGGGGACGGCTTGTTCACCTCAGTTGACAACCAGTTGACGACATTACGCAAAATGGCCCAAGCACCATACCCTGTTACCCTCTACAACATGGATGCAATTGTGTCTGAGGAATTAAGATATCCGTTATTCACACGGGGCAGGGGTGTTGAGTTTGTTATAAGCGATTTCTCAATCTCGTCCACGCAGCGCACCCCGGGTTCGCCATCGCACATATCGCGAGCCACATGCTCAATGACCCTTCAGGAAATTCCAATTGAAGAAGTTTCGGTAATATTTATGCCACCTATTACGCCGTGTAAAAAAGTAAATTGCCCGCCGCCGTCGGCCACTACCTGTATAAGAGATTGCACGGAGCAAGCGTTTATGCTATTTAGTCCCCTAGTTAATGGGGTCAGCAACTAATGCTTGGACAGGCCGACCCATTTAAAATCTATTTTGGCGACCTTGCAACCAAAGTGTCCGAAGATATCTCTAAGTCAATTTTAAGTGCACGGGTAAGTTACTCTACCAAGATGGTTACGGAAATTACTTTAGAAATTTTTGATTCCGGATTTAAGTTTGGTGCTAATAATTATTTCAATATTGGACGCGATGTTTTATTTGTGACAAAGTCAATACGCAGTGTTACGCCACTAAATGATATGACCATCAGCGTTGGCTTTCGTGCTTTAAAAATGGAAGTAGCCGATATAACAGTTTCGCAGAGTCAAGGCGTAAACCCAATTTGGCAAGTAAAATGCAGAACCAAAGCAATTCAGCAAATGAAACGAGATAAGAAATCAGGCAGTTTTCCCAATACCAATGGCACGGAATTCGTTAAACAAGCGGCGCGAAAATACGGGCTAGACTTTGTGGGCGAAGTTACGACTAAGTCAAAAAACATCACTAAGGCATCCGGGACACAACAGGCCGACTCCCTGTGGAGCGTAATACAAAACCTTGCGTCGCAGGCGCAGTTTGAGTGTTTTGAGGTTGATGGGGTGCTATATTTCGCATCAATGAAGTGGCTAATGCATAAGTGGGGCTCCCACAGCATGACATTTGATAAAAAAATAAAAGACACAACTACCGGCAGAACGAAAACCACAAAAGTCCTTCACCGATTCGTCCCACTGGTGCCTGGTTCAACCGGACAGGATTTTGAAACAATGTCCATTCCCGAGATGCACAAGGGGGATAATGACCCATTGGAGGCAAACGGCTCGGCAAACATCGCCCGCGCTAGTGGTGTCGTGTTGCGCCCCGGCATGACTGTTTTCGTTGGAGGCATTCCAACGTTTGTTGGGTACTACTTGATAACGGCAGTTGATTATGAGGAATTATCGCCCGACCCGGTGTCCATCACGTTCGCCACACCGGAACGCGACCCCAAGGTGAAAATTACCGGTTTGCAGGTTGGGGCGATGTACCCTCAAACTGGTGACCCAGCCGGACCGGACGTTCTCATGCCCTATCTATTGGGCCGAAGTGGCAAACTAGTAACCGAGACCGGCCCACCGTGGTCGATTCCGGGACTGGGACCCAAATCGTGACCATTCAGCGCAACCCCGAACGGGTACGTCATGAAGGTGGCGCCCAGGCCCCCCTTCAGGGCGGCGGGTTGTATCTTGGCTACATAACATCCATCATCAAAGGAAAGGCATCCGTTAATGTTCCCACGCTGGGTGTCAGTTTCGCAAACATAGGCACGATAGGGGGGACACCGGCGCTGTCTTTGAAAATCAACGATTCGGTCATATTCGCGTTTTTGGAAAACGATGTATATAAATCCGTTATTATTGGTAGAATTAATACGTCTGCTGATGTGTACCCAACACTTGCTCAGTTCAATGCACTCGTATCCCGTGTTGCCTTTTTAGAAAGTAATGACCATGTACATTAATAACCACGGAGGGAAGATTTTTTAAATGGATACCATTAAATTCCCTATTGAATACAATTCAACGGGCATGGTCAAACTTATTCAGGGTTCACCGGAGTACTACAAGCAACTTTTAAGTTTTGCCGCGTTGACGGAGCCGGGGACCCACCCGTTAACTCCACGATTTGGAGTATTTGACCCATCGTATCAACTGGTTGACCGCAATGTTTTCATGGCGCATGCGGCGCGGTTTGTCCCAGAAATAACCGTTGGTTTGGCGAACATTTCAATGAACCCTCAGGCGGAACGAATCACCTTGGACGTGGAGTTTAGGATTAACTAATATGGCCGCTGATTTTTCTCCTTACGTGAATCTCCGCATTTACGATAAGCAACCAAGTGAAATTTACCTAAATGCCATTGAAATAGCGCAAATGGTGATGCCGGACTTTCAGCTCCGCCAGGGGACCATTGAGGACGGCATGTTTCAAGCCATGGCATATATGACCTCGGTAGCGGTTACCCACATTAACGCTCTCCCAAATAAATTAATGGAGGGAGTTCTGTCAATGATGGGCTTTGAGCGCCTGTCGGGAGGCAGGGCATCCGTTTCCGCTCGCGTTCAGTTACTCAGTTACGATGGCGAATTTATTCCATCGGGTACTATTTTTTCACACGCGGTAGTAGCATTTTCCGAGTCACTAACAACGTATTACGAGACAATTAACTCAACAATTATGCCAAGTGTAACGGAAAAATTAGCGACAATAACCAATGTGACGAGCGATGGAACGACCGTAACATACACTGCAACAAATGACCTTGAGGCCGGGGACGTGGTGACGATTACCGGCATTACTCCAAGTGCTTTTAATCTTTCGTTTGCATCCGTTGCAACCGCATCGGGTTCGGGCTTTACTGTAACCAATGGCGCCACTGGGTCGTATTCATCTGGCGGGTTAACGGTGACCGAACGTCCTTACGTGGACATACCATGCGTTGCCCGCGAGGTGGGAATATCTGCATCTGCCGCCGATGGCGATGAATTTTTGCTTACAGATTTTTCGGCGTCAATCGGCACTGTTTTTGCGTTAGGCAATTTCGTGCAGGGTTCCGTTTCTGAATCCGATTCAGAGTATTTAATCCGTGGTGCTTCGTTTCTGCGTTCTCTTAGTGAGAATTTTGTGACCGCCTCCCAAATGGGTCAATACATTCGTACGACATACCTAAACGTTTCTCGCGCCTTAGTCTATGACCTTACTGATTCGGATGCCAATTCTGATACGACCGCCGCTGATGTCCCGGGAACCGTTTCTATTTATCTATACGGGAACGGAGATTTTTTAAACTTTACCGAGAAAAACATCATCCACCGAGACATTGTCGCAAAATCACACGTTGGATTAGTTGTCCGCATGAGTGATGCACGAGTAGTTTACCCGACGATATCGGTAACTATATATATTAATTCCACATTCCGACAAGACACGACCGAGCTGGCTGTTGACTACGTGCTAACTAACGGAATTAATTTATTGACATACTCGGTAGCATCTGGCCTTATTCGGTATAACGATGTCTTATCCATGCTGTCATCCATATCTGGGGTTGACTACGTTTCAGACCTTGTGCTTGGTGGGTCAAATATGACGCTCCTTGATAACGGGGATTTAGAGTTTGAGGACAAAGGGGATATCCCGTCCGTAATAACCGCCAATATATCCCTGACAACTATTTTGAATTACGGTATGTAGTCATGATAACCAGTAATATATTAAGCGATTTTGATGCTTTATATTCTCGGTCTGGCGGCGATGTTGTGTATCCGATAAACGGGTACGCGCCCAACTGGAATGTGGTCACCGCGCTTGCGTCGTCAAGCATTGTTTCTGATTTCGTTTATCGCGCTCAAAATTATTCGTTGCGGATTAACCCCGGAAATGCTAGTAATGTTGATATTGAGAATCTCTCAATACAGGTTGACCAATTGTCGGCATCAGATGAATATATATTTCATTGCATGGTTTACTGTTCCAGTGCCGTGACGGTAACCACTGACCTATATCATTCGGGTCTAGAATTTACTGAAGTGCTAAGTGCCGATACGGGCACGGCCATCTCGGTGAGACCAAACGCGTGGACTGCCGTATATTCAAACATATTGGTCCCCAACGAACTTGATATACACGCCCCACATTCTGATGTTTCCGTACGGATATCGGTTAACGGACATCAGGCGCAGCCGATTTTTATTACCAAGCCCGTCCTAACGTTGGATAAACCCTTTTTGTATAACACCTACTGGAACCAGGGCAAGGGTATGTTCCCTGATTTTTTAATTGACATCGACTCCCAGCAATCAAATCCAACCTACCCTTTGTCTAAATTTTGGCACTCACTTACGGGGGTTAGCAATGATGTAATGAAAAAGTACGTTGAGTTGTTCCACTACGAGATACACGAATTGAGCCCCGGTGATGATTTGCAAGTTGATAATCGGCTCTATAACTTATTCCACAGCACTCTGACGGACCCCGAAATAATGCCCAGTACATATTTTGATTGGGCCACGATGTTTATTGGCGCCAATCCATCAACGGGCATATACGTAACGGAATCTGTTGCACTTGACCCCGTGGTGAACAAAACCGTGGATAACAAAGTCCTAACGTCCGACGTGGTGACCCTAACAACCTCCGTCAGCCACACATTTGTTGTTGGCGACACCGTAGTTATTACATCAATGGGTTCCCCGTTCAATGGGACCTGTGCAGTTATATCTGTACCGGGGGCAACAACATTCACGTATGCGCGGACAGCGGCCGATGTTGTTAGCACGCCCGTCGGCGCGAATACCAAAACCGTTGACAATAAGGCCCTGACCGACAATGTCGCGACACTGACCACTTCTGTGGACCACGAGTTTCTTGTTGGGGATTCGGTCGCAGTTACAGGCGTGGATGCGACATTTAACGGGACCTTTGACATCGTTGCTGTCCCCACTACCGCAACTTTTACATACGCCCTGACGGCAGCAGATGTCGTCTCGGCCCCATCTGGTGGGACGGCGGTAACAACACCAACGGCAATAGCGACCCATCGGTTGGGGCAAGTGGCCGCCGTCCAGTCAAGTGATGACGACTACCGAAAGTGGCAATTGCAAACACGGGTTTATGGGTACGGGAGCGGAAGCACCTATGCGGTCAAACAGGCAGCCAAACAGGTTCTGACGGGGGACCAAAAAGTTGTGGTTTCGCCCAACTATTTAAATAATGAGTGGGAGATACATTTGCGTACTCTCACATCCGAGACCCCCGATGCTTCTGTAGACGGAGATGAGAGTGCACGAGTTTTGGCCGCCGTTGAGCCATCACGGCCCCAGGGGCACGTATTTACCCATGAATCTGTCGCCGAAATCAACTTCATCCTTGACGACTTGGATTTTGGGACTTTTGACCTCAATGTTCTAGGCTGATAAAAATAGATGATAAAATTGAGTACACCTACGAAGGAGACAACATGAGCGTTAAATTTATTAAAGAGCTGGTAGAAAATGCAGTCACGGTATTCGTGGCGGCATGGTTCGGTGCATCTACGGCGGCGGGCTTGTCATACGAGTCATTGACGGATTCAGCAAATCTCAAGGTCGGTGTTGTCGCACTGGCGGTATCGGTAGCGGCTGGTCTTGGGTTGAAGAAGGTTGGCCCAAACAAGGACTCAGCTTCTATTCTTTAGACAAACTGTCCTTTTTGGAGGCGCTTCCTAGCATATAATTCATTGAGACGATGACTAGGAGTAACTTTTGATAGCTGGGACATACAACATTTTATGTGAGGCCGGCTCTACATTTGGTCGCGTACTGGATGTCCAGGAACCAGACCTGCTTGCTGACCCCACTGGGGCGACATATACGGTCATGAACCTTGAACACTTTACCGCCCGGATGCAGGTTCGTAGAACTATTGAATCGACAACCGTGATGGTTTCTCTTACAACCGAAAACGGAAGAATCGCAATTGATGGCGCAATAGGCAGGATTACCCTCAGCATGAGCGACATAGTAACGGCAGCCCTTGAATCTAGCGGTGTTTATGACCTGGAAATCCTTGATGTTAGTGGCAATGTGTCAAGACTTATACAGGGGAACTTTACTTTGGCACCAGAGGTGACGCGATGACGGTGCCAAATCAAATTATTATTGACCAAGATGCGGCCAACCAGATTATTATTGACCAAGATGTTGCCAATCTGGTCACCGTTAGGCTCGCCGGAGCGGCTGGAAATACTCGTCGCCATGTACACACTCAGGGGGCAGCGAGTACCAGTTGGGTCATAACCCACACCCTTGGCGGGAAGCCATCGGTAACTATCGTGGACTCTGCTGACACACTCGTCGTTGGTACTGTAATATATGATAGTAACACTCAAATCACCGTAGGTTTTACGGCGGCTTTTTCTGGTTTCGCATATCTGACTTAAGGCAGGGCTCATGGCGGTAAAATTTGTAACAAATATTGACCTTAATCAGAATCAACTGATTAATGCCTCGTTTGAGGTTTTGGTTACCGCACCAGGTTCTGGGAACTTTGAAGGGCGGATGTATTACAACTCC